CCATCAGCGCATAGCCGGTGAGCACCATCTTCTGCAGCGCGTTGGGGAACTCGTTCATGTGGCGCGGTGCCTGGGCAGGCTCCTCCTCCTCGACTTCCAGCGGGTGGAAGCCGACGACCTCGTACTTTCCGTCAGGCTGGGTCGAGAGGAAAAACTCGAGCCGCGCCTTGGCATCCTCGACGGAGACGCCATGCTCGGTGCCGATGATGGCGTCCACGATCTTGCCGTCAGGTTCTTTGACGTGGGCGACGAACATCTGGTGGTGGTGGGGGGTGGTCATTTGCGGAGTCCTTTGCGGTAGATGCGGGAGAGGTTGCGGAGTTTGTACTGGCGGCGCAACTCCCACCAAGGGGTGTTGAGCAGCGCGATTTCAATGCGGACGATCATGGCCCACCTGACCTCATCAGAGGCGGTGGCTGCGTCCCGCTTGATGCGGTCAAGCAGAGGGTTTGGCATCGGTCGAGCCCTTTTCTGCCGTACGTACGGCGGTTGATTTGGCAGCCCTAAGACAGGCGCCGAAGCTGATGACGATGGCGACAACAAAGATGGGCCATAGCCGGTTCTCCCCACGCTCGAACAGAACGGCAGCGACGGCGGAGTTCCCGATGAGGCCAAGCAGCGCAAGCCATAGCGGAGGCCCCTTCACTTCGTGTGGTCCGAGTGGATGCAGGAGCCGTTGTCCAGAAACTCCCGGCAGGTAGTGGCCGGCGCAACTGAGACGATCCCGTTGGCAAGGGTGTCGTAGTCGAAGCCGACGGCGTACCCACCGGGCCGGATGTGGCACATGATCCGGGGACCAGCGCTGACACGTCGTGCCATGGTCCCCGGGGGGTGGATGGCGTAGATGACCATGTGGGACTCTTGCCCGTCATACGTCACGGTCAGTTCGTCGCCGACGCGGAAGGCTTCGATGTGGGGGATGACTGGTGCTGGCATTGCTCCTCCTTCAGGTGGATTTCCTCGGGCCACACTTCCAGATATGGCCCGTGATCGAACAAGATGACGTACATGGGTTCCGGCTCGTTGATGTGGTTGAGGACTTGCTTGGTCTTCTGGATGACGCACTCCTTCCCGTTGAGCGGGTCGTCGGCGTCGTACGGGGTGTCAAAGACGTGGGTTCCCATCACTCGTCCCAACTGGCATAGTGCTCGGCGAACTGGTCGAACCGCTCCTTGGCCGCGGCCTCGGAAGGGAACTCCCGAACGTGGACGAAGCCCTGCGATCCCTCGGCAACGATCCAGTGGCCCGTGAGGTTGAGCCGCATGGTTTCCTGCTGCATGGGGGACAGTTCGGACCAGTGCTCCCACTGTTCGATGAGGGAATTGAACTCCGTGTTGCGGTAGTTCACGTCGGCCAGGATCAGGCTGATCCGGGTGAAGTGGGAGCCGTAGTCATTGGCATCCCCGTCAGACTCAGCGCCCCAGCCTGCATTGCACAGGAAGTGGAGCGCGGAGTCCCTGAATGAGTCGTACTTGGATGAGGGGGAAGGTGAGGCCATGGGGTGCTCGCTTTCTGCCGTACGTACGGCGGTTAGTCGGTTCGGTGGTGTTCGGCGTGCCTGCCGAACTTGTCCTTGACCGAGTTGGCTACGGTCAGAATCTTGGTGATTGCATAGTCCGGTGCCGTTGCGGCCCGTGCCATGAGTGCATCCATGACCTCGTTGTACTCCTCGGCAGTGAGGTCCGGGGGGCATACGTGCCCTTCGGGTTTAGAAGAAGTCTGCGGGGTCACCGTCGCCCACCGCCTCCATCATGCCGTCGTAATCGCCTTGCTCGGCGGCGTCGTTGAAGCGGGATTGGCGGTCATCCTTGGGCGGTTCGCCGACGACGTACCGCTGACCCTTGCCAGTGCCAAGGGTGGAGTAAGCACCCATGCTGACGAAGTGCTCCTCGCACATGCTGGCCCATGGTCCGAGGATCGTTTTGGCATCCACGGCGGCGGACTTTTCCGTGCCTTGCTCCTTGCAAAAGTCGCAGTTGGGAAGCTTGGCGACGTAGGCGGTGTCACTCATGATGGCGTCTCGCTTTCTGCTGTACGTACAGCGGTTTCAGTGGGGGTTTTGCGTGTTGTTTACGTACGCACCTTTTCTTGAAAGGAACGGTGCGGGTGAGCCGTGGTAATTCGCGTTGGTGTCGGCCCCCTGATGGACTCACCACATCAGGGGGCCGAACTGGTATCCAGTCTACCAGATTGTCAATAAGATGTCAAGTCGGTGTAAAGGACTCAGTTGGGGGTGGATCGGAAGACGTACCACAGCCCGTCGATGGACGGCAGGGCGACCTCGTTGTAAGCGACCTTCGGTGAGAGCACCGCAGTGCCTACGTAGTCCACCCGGAATCCGCCGTCAGTGGTGACGGGCAGGTGGCGGGGGCCATCAGCGCGCTCCCACGTATCCCACGCCTCGGATGCACGCAGCCCCTCGGGATCACCGCAGATGAGGTTGCCCATCTCGTGGCAGTCCCAGCACGGGTCATCCTCTTGGCAGGTGAGGGACAGGGAAGCTTTCGCCCGTTCAGTGGGGGCCGGCTTCGGCTGCATGGCCGTGACTAGGACGATGCCGATGCAGATCAGGAGGGCAACGATGGCGATAGTCAGGTTGCCGGGGGTAACGCGGGGGTTTGAGGTCTTGGAGCGCATGATGAGTGCCTTTCGAGTGGCCGTACGGGGGAGGTCTGGTAGGTCAAGCAACTGCTGTACGTACGGCGGTTGCCGTAAGTGAGCCCTGATGACGGGGCGGGAGTAATGCGAGGTCAGCGCACGATACCCGTGGACACAGTGGTGGCTACGGCCAGGGGGGTAGTGCAGGGAGCGAACTGCATGCAGTGACGGAATGACAGCGATCCGAAATCGAAGTAGAGCGGAGTCCCACAATGCACGCAGGAGTACGTCGTTTCGTGGCCGGTAACCATGACTCATGCCTCCACCGCAGAACGGACGGGGACAGGGAGCTTGACCTCGACGATGGTGAGGCCATCGCACGGGATCGGCAGGCCCATGTGGTGCCACTGCCCACCCTGCCAGTAGACGCCTCGACCGCACGTTCCGCAGTCATAAACGGTGTTGGATGCTTCGGTGACCATGGCCCTAGTCCTCCTCGTTGAGGTTCTGATTGATGTGGTGCATGCCGATCCCCTTGCGGGTATCAACTACAGCTTCGCCGTCGATGATGAGGATGGCGGATATGACACGCTCACCAGTGAGCAGGTAAGCAACGACAGTGGCCCCCGGGTTGTCCTCCAGACGGGCAAGCTGATCCTCCCGCGAGGACCGGAAGTAGAGCAGCGCTTCCTCCCATGACAGGTCGCGGAGAGTGCCCTCGAAGGTGGAAACCGAATACCGCTGTACGTACGGCAGTTCCCGCACAGGTATCCGCTTATCCGGGTTCTCGTAGTTCCAGTGACCCCGGCACGTACGGCAGGAGATGTTGCGGTAATCCTGGGCGAGGTCCACGGGGAACCAATCGAGGCCGATGGGCGCCCCGCATAACGTCATGGTGGAGACAGTGGGAGAGGTGAAGCAGCGCATGGTGATCCTTTGAGTGAGAGGGGAGAGAGGGACCGTACGGCCATCACGGAAGCAATGGCCGTACGTACGGCAGTTGATGGTCAGGCCGCGGCTACGGCGAGTTCCTGCAACAGTTCGAGACGTTCCCGCGTGGCAGGGGTGGCAGGGCCGGAATAGTGCGAGTGGAAGTACCCCAGTGGCCCGGATTCAGTGAGCAGGATGCCATGACCGGACGGGACAAGGTTGAGGAAGTCCTGAACCAGCATCAGCGCACGCTCGGCATCAGCGCGGGACTCTACCGTGACAGGGGTAGGGGAGAACTGGAAACGTCCCTTATCGAGGTAGACCCAACGGGTGAGGTCTAATTCAGTGGTGGTGAGCATGACAGTGAACATGGCAGATCCTTTCAACTGCCGTACGTACAGCGGTTCGATGACGTACGGCGGGGATTCAATGAGGGCAGGGTTCAATGACCCATTCAGTGACGATTCAGTGATCCGTGACCAGCGCGGTCCTGTGAAACATCACGTAGGGGTAGAGAGAGTGGAGAGAGTAGAGAGAAGGGGAGGGAGGCAACTGCTGTACGTACGGCAGTAACCGAACGCCGGCCGATCCTGGGCAAGGGTTTATCCCCCACCAGCTAGGCCGGTGGGGGATTCCCTACGCCGTGGGGCTACTTACCCCCGTCAACCCGGTGCGACTCAATCGTCGCGCCAATCTCAGCCAACGTAGCCTGAAGATTCTCAGCCTGAACCCCGCTAAACCCGGCTTCCTTGCAGTACCCCGCGATGATGGCTTGCAGTGCCAGAGTGGCGGACACTACAGCGTCATAGGTGGGGATGGCGGTTTCTGCCGTACGTCCGGCAGTTTCCCCGTCGGTGTCCCCGTCGGTGTCTTCCCCGTCGGTGTCCCCGGTGCTGCCGGTGCTGCCGGTGGTGGCCGGTGCTTGCTTGGCCTTGAGCCGGTTAGCCCTAGCGCGTTCCGCTTCCGATACGAGCCCTACGCTGGCAAGGTCGGTTTCGGCTTCCGTCGGTGCTGTCGGTGCTTCCCCGTCGGCGGGGGTGAAGATGGCGGTTACTACGTCGGCGGGAAGTGTGGCGTAGTGGTCCCGCAGTGCTTCCGCGCCCTTGAATAGCGGGGTGAATGACTGCCGGGGGTATCCCAGCATCTCAGCAATGATGCTGACGGATGGCTTGCCCGCTTTTGGCCCCCGTGCTGCGAACGTGGCCGGATCGCTCATGAGGGTAATGATCGCCCGGCATGCTTCCACCTTGGCAACGAGTGCTTTTGCCGTGGCGGTGTCCCGTGCTTTCATCTTGGCGTCGTACGCCTTTACTGCCGTACGTACGGCGGAAAGCTTGGCGTCCAGTTCGGGGGTGTTGACGGCAGACTTGTCCCCTGCCTTGGTGTCGGTCACGGGGGTGGCCTTGGTGCTGGTCTTGGTGCTCATGTTGTGCTCGCTTTCGCTTGGTGTCCGTTTGCCGGTGGTTTTTCCGACACCACAAACATTACCCCCTTGCCTAATCGGTGTCAATTCGATGTCTAGAACTGCCGTACGTACAGCAATTACCCCCCACACCCCCTACCCCCGTACAACGCCCACGCGCGCGCCCGTGCGTATCGCTGCCCGACGAGATGGATGTGCCCCAATCCTGCGATCATTCCGTCTACGTAACCCTTTTGCGAAGGATGTTCGGGCCGTGATGGCGTTTGGGGGCTGTTTTTGGGGGGTGCCCACGGGGTGGAGCCGAAGATTGTTCGGGGGTGGCCGGAAATTTTGGGGTTTGGGGGTGCTGGCGAGGGTGGACGGCGTGTTTTGTAGACGATTGGGGCCGGGATGACGGACAATAAACGTATACGGAACTCGCATTTCCGAAAATCGCGTAGGGCTTCGCCCTAGAGAAGGGGGCTGGGATGGAAATCCGCGTCAAGGCACTGGGATTCGGGGAAACGGCGGCTGATCTTGCTGATGGCCGGCTGATCCTGGGGGAGGAGGGCCGGGTCGCCGTGACGATCAGCGACAGCGACGGGAAAATGGCCGTCGTCGTCCTCGATACCGACGAAGCCGACCAGTTGGCCCGGTCCATCTCCACCGAGGCGTGGAAGGCGCGGCTGGCGACCGCCCCTGCTGGCCGTGTGCGCCTCCGCGACCTGCTCAGGGGCCGACGTGCTTAGCCCCGTCGAGGCGTCGGCCCTCAGCTTCGTGCTCGTGCTCGCCGTGGGTCTATTCACCGCATGGGCGGGCCGACGGTGAGCCGCCGCAACCTCTACCTCCGCGCCCGGGTCGTCGCCTCCATCTCGATGATCGTCACGGTCCTCATCGCCTCCGTGCTCGCCGTGTTCGTCGCGTGGGCCATCCACCCCCTGCTTCCCATCGCCCCGTACGGTGCCGCGATACTCTGGCTGGCAATCGTCTGGTATCTGCTGTGGGTACTGGACATCACCCTGAAAGGACTCCGCAAATGAGCCAAGTGAAATCCTCCTCGCACTCCCCGAAGTGCATCGAGCACTCCATCTACCCGCCGTGCATCCCCGAGTGCCGGATGCAGAAGGAGGTCAAGGTCATGCCTGCTGGCTACGACTGGAGCAACGCCGCCCCCAAGGGAGGCATCACCCTCCGCAACGCTGATGATGAGGTGGTCTTCCAGTCCGACGAGTATGGCAACATAATCAAAAATGACGACGGCTTCCGCCACCTCAGCCTCGACAGCGATGCCCAGTTCGAGCGGGAGTTGGCCGAGGAGATGGCGAAGCCCGTCAGGAAGGGCGACCTGATCGGCTACATCGGCAACCCCGTCAAGCAGGAGGACGGCATGTACCCCGGCGTCCACCAGCCCCTCGGGCACGGTCTGAACATCGAGTTCGGCGGCGGCTCCGAATCCGTCACGGACGGGGAGACGTTCCAGCGGAACCCCTACCTCCTCACCAACCCCCGCGCCTGCCTGCAGCACGAGATGGCGTGGCACTGGAAGGATCAGATCAGTTGCGAGGCGTTTGAGGCCGACCTCGACGCCTCGGTCGGCTTCTCTGACGAGTCCGACGAAGCGGCGATTGAGTCCCGCAAGTTCCGCATCGGCCAGTCCGGTACGGTGCAGGCGTACGCGCACAGGTACAGGCAGCAGAAAGCGGCAGCGACCGTGTGGCGGCGGATCGCCTTCGTCGCCATCCCCCTCGGCGTCGGCGCGAACGTCATCTCCCTCGGCAACGTCCTGAACTGGTGGTGACCCGTGGAGATTGTTGAGCTTGCCCTCCGCGGCGCTGCGGCCGTCATCTCGATACTGGTCCTCTACGTCGTCCTCGTTTCGCTGGTCAGGGACACCCGGCCCACCCGCGGCTCCTACCTCGTGCCACCGCTGGAGGGCGGCACGCGGCCAACGGAGCCGCCCGTCCTGTTCCACTCGAAATACTGCGCCGGCCGATACGGCTCCCCCTGCAACTGCAAAGGACCACAATGACCTCCCCCAGCTACGCATACTTCAGCCAGGACTACTCTGGCTTCCGCCCCGCCAACCGCGAACTCGTGGAGGTGTACGAGCGGGGCGCGATCTTCGCCATCCCGGCGAACACAACCGTCAGCATGGAACTGATGAGCATGATGACCGCCTCCCTTATCCACGCCCGCGCTCAGGCCAACAAGCAGGGCGCTGGCCGACGGCTGCAGCACCGCCACATGGACACCGGCCACCTCTCCGCTGTCGCCGACACCGCCAAGGAGGGCGTGCCCGGAGCGCAGGAAAGGCAGGCCGTGAAGGTCTTGAAGGCGAGGGCTCTGCGTGTCATCCCTCTCGACAACATCGACGTGGACCCCAAGTACGCCGCGCTGTTCAACGATGAGGGCAAGCTGCTGCCGGTCAGCAAGACCGTCGAGTTCGAGGTACGCAACCCGCACCCGGAACTGGTGAAGATCCTTTCCGGTGGCAGCATCTCCATCGACCACCGGAGCGGCTGTGCGTCGTCACGGAACCGGCCCTGCACCTGCGAGTACATCGGACAGTGGGACAACAAATGAGCGACGAGAAGAAGCCCGAGTGGCGCGGACCCGAGGCGCAGGCCGCGTGGTTCGACGAGATAGCGAACGTGTGGGAGCCGTCGGAGCGGACGAAGGCGCTCATCGCGCAGCACGTGGAGCACTACGAGTTGGAGGGCGAGACGTTCCTCTCCGTGGACATCTCCCTGAATGCTCCCCCGGTAGCGGTGGTGGGGAAGAAGCTGCCCGACGGCGGGTTCACCGTTGAGGTCGAGCACGAAGCTGAGGGCATCCACGCGCTGGTGCAGGATGCTGTGAAGCGGGAGATGGCGCGGCGCGTCAAGCGCAACGATGACTTCCTCCGCGATCTGCTGAGGGTGACGGACTACGAATACTCAGTTATCAGGAGCCTCCAGTACCTCACCGGCCACATGGCGTTCGTCGGAGGCAGGGGCCATGGCAAGAAATTGAGGGCTGAAGTGGCAGAGAAGATCATCAAGCGGATGGACGCGCCACTCCCGGCGAACTTTTGGGACACGGTGGAAGCCCACAATATGTTGGAAGATAAAGAGGGCAGGGACTTGGTTCAGGCCATTATTGACAGAAAGCTGGGATGCAATGTCGAACGTACGTCTGACTAAGAAGCCGGTCACCATCAACGGAGCCAGCGTTTCTGACCTCCTGTACCAGTTCAAGTATCAGGCGACCAGCCTGCCGGACTGGGTAGTGCGCGGCCACAATGAAGGCAAGCTGCTGTTCTCTGAGCACACGCTCATGGTGAAGACCATCGAGGGCAACTACACGGTGGATAGCCGGTGGTGGTTGCTCGAAGGCGTAAAGGGTGAGCTTTACCCCTGCCGCGAGGACATTTTGTGGGAGACGTACGACAAGGCAGAGGAGCAGTAATGGCACGCCCACGCAAGGGAGAGGAAGTGCGGGAGGAAGTAGTGTCCGTCCGCATGACAAAGGCTGAGGCCAAGTCGCTGACCGCAGTGTTTGGGGGCAAGCCTGCGGTCGGCCTCCGCGCATTGTTCGACGCATGGAAGGCCCAGCATGAGCCTGAAGCCTGACCTGGAGCGCCCGATCCTCGTGGTCGGGACTCGCAGGGCCTTCGATTACTACGTGCGGAACGAGTTCGATGCTGGACCGTTCCGACAGCCTCACCACGTCCGCTCGATACAGCACATAAGGGGCCGCGCGTTCCTCCTGCGGGACATCGTGTGGCTCCACGACGCGCACACCCTCCGCGACTTCATGGAAATCTACCGTTATGCTCGCTGTGTAGACAGCATTTATGACAGTAGGGACAACGATGAAAGCGGTCCGCTTCGCGGAAGGGGTGAAGCCCCTCCTCATACCGATTGAGCAGGTGCAGCAGCACCCTCGAAACCCCAACAATGGCGACATTGAAAACCTTGTCGAGTCCATCCAGACGAGTGGATTCGTCACCGCGATCACAGCAGACGCGAAGACCGGCTACATCATCGCCGGTAACCACCGCTATCAGGCACTCCACGCACTCGGAGCCAAGCAGATACCCGTCATATGGGTGGATCACTGGGAGGAAGACGGCGCTACGCGCTACCTCGTAGGTGACAACAAGGCTGGCAAGCGTGCTGAGATGGACCCCAGCGCCACCCTTGCCCTCCTTCAGGAACTCAACAACACCGCAGCAGGGCTGGCCGGTACGGGTTTCGACACGGACGAGTACACGCGCCTCATGGAGGAAGTCCTCAACGCCAATGTCATCCCCGAAGCGGAGGGGTTCGGCAAGGGCGTAGCCCCGTCCGGCCTCTTTCAGGTCGTCATCGACTTCGAGGAGATGGAAGACGAGCGCGACGAAGCATTCATGGAACTCACTGAGCGCTGGGGTTCCAAGGTGAGGACGGTGAACCTCTGATGCCACGCAAGAAAGCGGAGCCGGTAACCGGCCCCAAGGGGATCGACAAGGCCATCGAGTCGGGAGCGGACCCCAACGCCGATCTTGAATCCGTCACGACAGACAACAAGAGCCAGTCGGCGCTCGCCCTGAAGCTCTCCGGGGCCAGCTACACCGACATCGCCAAGGTCGTCGGCTACTCCTCGGCCTACCATGCCCGTCAGGCAGTGGAGCAGGTGCTCGCCGCATCGGCGGACTCCCCCGAGGACCGGGACAAGATGCGCGTCCTGATCGACCGGCGTCTCAACCGGCTGCTGCAGTCCGTCATGAGCAAGGCCGTCAACCCCAAAGACCCGCAGCACCTCGCATACAACGGGCGCGCCCTGGCCCTCGTGGACCGGCAGGCGAAGTTGTGGGGCGTGGACGCTCCCGTGCAGGTCACCGTCGCGCCGGCCGACTCCTACATCCACGAGTACGCGCAGCGGCTCCTCGGGGTGATGGATCAGGACAAGGAAGCGGTGGAGGCGGACATCATCGACGCCGACATTCTGGAGGAGGGGTAATGGCCGGGAATCCGAACGGCAACCTCGCCGGGTTCACCGACCCGTCGGAGCCGGGATGGCAGGCACGTGCGCTGCTCCGGGTGAAGCAGCGGCAGAAGAAGACGAAGCGCCACACCGAGCGCACGTCCGGCACTCTCGCCACCTTTGATGAGGGCCTGCGCCCCCTGCTGGACGAAGCCTGCCGACGGCGGGGCACCTCTATGGCCGGGTATCTTCGCCGCGCCCTGTGCGCGTTCATCGCCTACGACCTCGGCCTGCCGCTGTCCGAGGTAACCAAGTTCACCTCACCCCCGACCACGTACAGCCCCACCGGGGGGCATGGCCGGAAGCTGAGGATCGACGACGACGGCACGGGCTTCGGGTCGTGGCGCATAGAAAAGCTGGGAGAACCACTGTGAAGATCAAGCACTCAACTGACATCGAACTGCCCCACAAGGCCACTGTCCTCGACTTCAAGAAAGCGCTGGAGGACGTTCCTGACAACGCAACCCTCACCACCCTCATCAGCGTCACCCCCGCTGACCGGCCATGGGAGTCCCAGCGCACCAGCGCGATCCTCCACGCCGAGTGGGAGGCACAGCCATGAGCGAGGGATTGGTGTGGAGCTTCCTGCTCAGCGCCATTGGAGTCACCGGCCTGTTCATCGCCGGGAGGAAGAACTACTGGGGGTGGGCGCTGAACCTCGGCGCTCAACTCCTGTGGGCGATCTTCGCCATCGCCACGGCACAGTACGGCTTCCTGCTCAGCGCAGGCGCCTACGGCTGGGTGTACTGGACGAACTTTGCCAAGTGGAGGAAGGAGCACCGTGATGGCGAACGAGCCAGCGCCGAAGGGGTTTGACCCGAAGGAGTGGGAGAAGTGGGATCAGAAGTCCAAGGACAAGCTGCTCGCCGCTCTCGACGCCGCGGAGACGAAGAAGAAGGTTTGGTACTGCAAGCGGGGCCGCACCTGTGACGGCAAGCCGCACGACGAGTACGACTACGGGCACGCCCGGTCTGACCAGTGGCCCCCGGAAGGAGACGACTGGCTGGTGTGGCTGCTGAAGGGTGGCCGTGGTTCGGGCAAGACCCGTTCCGGTGCGGAGTGGATGCGGAAGATGTCCCTCGCCTACGAGCGCACGTCCATCATCGGCCCGACGCTCCCCCACGTGCGCGATGTCATGGTGGAAGGCGAGTCCGGCCTCCTCGCCGTGTTCGCTGCAGCGAAGATCGAGGTGCTGTGGGAGCCGTCGAAGCGCCGCATCACCGTGCCCTGCATGTGCCCCACGCGGAGCAAGCACCCCAAGCACCGCAACGGCCACTTCATCCAGGCGTTCACCGGGGAGGAACCCGAGCGTCTGCGTGGTCCGCAGCACGCGGCAGTGTGGCTCGACGAGCCTGCCCACTTCGCCCTCATCGACGCCACATGGGACAACATGATGTTCGGCCTGCGCCTCGGCAAGCACCCCCGGGTGCTGTGCTCGACGACGCCGCTGCCGACGAAGTGGATGAAGGAACTCATCGCGCAGCCCGACACGGTTTCCGTCACAGTGTCCACGTACAAGAACATGGACAACCTCGCTGCCAGCTTCAAGAAGGTCATGCTCTCGAAGTACGAAGGCACGCGCCTCGGCAAGCAGGAACTCCACGGGGAAATCCTCGACGACATTCAGGGCGCTCTCTGGAACTACGCGATGATCGAGCCGCACCGGGTGAAGTGGGTCGAGGACGAGGAGAAGGGCGTCACCCGCTCGCTCATCACTCATGAGGATATGGAACGGATCATCGTTGCCATTGACCCAGCCGGCACTTCCAGCAAGAAGCGGGACGAGACTGGCATCGTCGTGGTGGGGAAGCTGGGCGACCACTACTACGTCCTCGAAGACGTGTCCGGGCACTTCACTCCCGAGGGGTGGGCGAAGGAGGCGTGGAGGGTCTTCGACAAGTATCAGGCTGACAAGATCGTCGCGGAGAAGAACTACGGCGGTGAGATGGTGCTCTCCACCCTGCGGAACTCCCGCAAGGGTGGGCCGGTTGATCTGGTCACCTCGCGCCGTGGAAAGAAGCTCCGCGCTGAACCCATCGTGTCCCTCTATGAGCAGGGCCGCGTGCATCACCTGACCCAGTTCGAGGAACTGGAGACGCAGATGACCGAGTGGGTGCCGGACACTGACCCCGATTCCCCTGACCGCGTAGACGCTTTGGTGCATGGACTGACCAAGCTGAACGGCGGCGCGGAGCAGAGCAACATCGCATCGCCAGCGCACAGCCCCCACAAGGTGAAGAAGCCCTCCAGGAGGGGAAGGATCAGCAAGGCGCTTGGCTTCCGGCCCAAAGCCGCGTAGACGAATCGCCTCCGCAACACGGTAGAGTACACCGGCCACCATGCGCAGACACGGTACTCTCGTAAGCATGGTGGACATTCTTGTGTGGATATTGGCGTTCGTGGTCGGCACCCTCTCAGCCGGTCGGATTACCCGGCTTCTCACTCAGGATTCCTTCCCTCCGGTGGTTTGGTTTCGCATCAAGTGGGACGACTGGACAGATGAGAGCGACTGGAACAAGCTCTTTCACTGCCACTGGTGCCTGTCTTTTTGGGTGGTAGTGCCCATCGCCCTGTGGGGATGGCTGTCCGGCCTCCACGAATCATGGTGGGTCATCAACGGAATCATGGCTGCTGCGTACGTTACGCCCATGATTGTCGAGCGCGACGAGAAGGAATAGAACATGGCCCGTATGCCGAAACTCGCACCGGCTCCGGTGCCAAACTCCCTCGTAGCCTCGGCTGCGAAGGTTGGAAGCCTGCGCGGGGTGAAGAATCTGTCCCGGCCCACACGGGCCGACGGCTGGCACGCTGAGGCTTGGCGCTTCTATCACACCATCGGCGAGTTCCGCTACGCCTGTGACTGGGTGGGCGGCATGCTCTCCAAAGCCCTGATCCATGCCACTCAGGAGAAGAACGGCAAGGTGGAGAAGGTCACCACTGGCCCCGCCGCCGAGTACATGGATGAACTGTTCGGCAACGCTGACGGCAGGGCTGAGATGTTCCGCCTGCTGGGCATCCACCTGTCAGTAACCGGCGAGGCTCACATCGTTGCTTACCCCGACACTGACCCCATGGGCGACGGCGGGGACGTGTGGGAAATCGCCGCGTCCACGAAGGTCCACGAGCCTGCCTACGACGGCGGCAAGTGGAGGGTCAACGACAAGGAACTCCAGTGCGACCCCGCCGACGTGCTGCACATCCGCATCTGGCGACCGGACCCCGTGGACCCCGAGGTGGCAGTCTCGCCGACGCGCGCGATCCTCTCCACCCTCGGCGAACTCGAACGTCTCACCGACCACGTTGCAGCGCAGGTCGATTCCAGGCTCGCCGGGGCTGGCATCCTCCTCATGCCATCAGAGATGACCTTCCCCGTCCCGCCCTCCACCAATGAGGACGGCACGGAGACTGTGGTGCGGGTGGCGAACACCGCAGAGGATCTGATGAAGGTCATCACAGAGACGATGGCAACCTCCATCGAAGACCGCTCCGACCCCTCCGCGCTGGTCCCCATCGTCATCACGGCCCCAGCGGAAGCGATCCAGCACGTGCAGCACATGACGTTCTGGACTGAACTGGACAAGCAGGCCATCGAGTTGAGGAACGAAGCGATCCGCCGCCTCGCCCTCGGCATGGATATGCCCCCCGAGGTGCTGCAGGGCATCAGCGAATCCAACCACTGGTCCGCGTGGCAGGCCGACGAGTCCGCCATCAAGTCCCACACCGAGCCGCTGCTGAAGATCATCACCACGGCGCTCGCCAAGCGCTACCTCCGCCCCCTCATCTCTGGCACCAACCACGAAGGGGAACTGCGCCACTACTCCATCGGCGTAGACACCTCCGAGATGCGGCTGCGGCCCAACCGCTCCAAGGAAGCGCTGGAACTTCACCAGCTTGGCCTCCTCTCCCGCGCCGCGGTCATCCGCGAGACGGGCTTCGAGGACACGGACCTCATGGACGAGAAGGAGTACGCGAACTGGCTCACGCAGAAGGTGGCCGGCGGATCGACCACCCCCGAACTGGTGGCCGCTGCGCTGAAGCAGTTGGGCGTGAAGCTGCCGGAAGCGCTGGAGGGTGTGATCGAGCCTGACGCGGAGACGCAGGAGGCTCGACCGCTGCCGTCGCTGAAGGACCACCCGGTCATCGACATCCCCGACCGGGAGCGGGGCCAGCGCCGGAAGGACGCCCGTGACGCAGGTGACGTGCCTTCGGCGGACGTGGACCGGAAGTACGCGCAGGGCTCGCTCATCGCTGCTGCCGATCAGGTGGTGGTGAGGGCGTTGGAGCGCGCCGGGAACAAGATCAAGAACCAGATGAAGGTGAAGCCCACCCTCGCGGCGGCTGACCTGTATCAGGCGTTCTCTGTCGATGATGTTGAGCCGCTGCTGGAGGATGCCTGGACTCAGGTTCCCGTCCTCGCCAAGCGGCACAAGGTCAGCGAACAGTGGCTTGGGGAAACTCTCCACGGCTACGCCTTGGGCCTGCTGGAGAAGAAGATTCCGCACGAGTTCCAGCGCTTCGCTGGATACATGGTCTTTGCAATGCACATGGGCAAGCAGATGGGAGAAGCGGCATGATCCGCAAAGAGAGCTTCGCGCAGTCCACGGAGTCCTTCGCCGCTGAGCGCAGGAACGTCATCGAGTCAGCAGAGGAGGCCATCCGGCCCCACGTAAGGGACACGCTGGCACGCGCTGGCCTGCCGCAGTGGTTCCGGCCGCTGGTGTCCGAGGCGCTGGACCTGTTCGACGCCACCGCACGCGCTGAGGTGGACGAGTGGAACCCGGTCCTCGACGATATGCACGACGCCTTCGCCAAGGAACTCTCCGACGCGCTGGAGAAGACGCAGCGCACCACCGGGGACGCCTTCGAGCATCAGGTGGACGCCATCACCCGCTGGGTGGCGCAGATGTCGCACAACGCGGCGATGGAAGCGGCCACCACTTCCGACCCTGACGAACTGGTGGGACTGGAATGGGTCAGCATGGGCGACTCCTCCGTCCGCGAACCGCACCGCGAGGCGAACGGTCAGGTGGTTCCGACCGGCCAGCCGTTCAGCGTCGGCGAGGTGGAGATGCTGTACCCGGGCCAGCCTGTGGGCGACCCCTCGAACTGGATGAACTGCCGGTGCGTTGCGCGGCCCACGTCCCTCGACGGGGAGTTCCGGGCTGCAGCCGGCACGTTCGCTGCTGGCGACGGACTGGCCGAGGATCAGGTGGTGGAGGAGGAAATCACCTCCACTGTCATCGTCGCGCTCCCCGCCGCGGATGACCCCATCAGCGCAGCGTCGTCCGAGAGGTCCGGCGCCCACGCCACCCTCCTGTTCCTGGGGGACTCCTCGGCGCTGGATGAGGAGGCGCTGAAGACGGCGGTGGAGGAGTTCGTCACTGCCGGGGATGTCGGGATCATCACCGAGCAGGTGAACGGCAGGGCCACTCTCGGCAAGGACGCCGCTGATGTGGTCCTGTTCGACGCCGCCAACCTCGTGTTCATCCGCGACGGGCTGCTGCAGAACAGCCCGGTCCTGCAGGACGCCTTCAACTCGGTGGAGCAGTTCCCCACATGGCTCCCGCACGTCACTCTCGGCTACCCGGACAAGCCTGCGCTGCAGGAGTTCTCCGGGGAGGCCATCACCTTCGACCGGCTCGCCGTATGGCACGGGGAGTCCCGCACCGAATACCAGCTTGGAGGAAGCACCGTGCCAGCAGAAGAACCGAAGCAGGACCAGCCCGAATCTCTCACCGCAGCCGGGGAGGAAGTCGCCCCCGTGGAGGAGGCTCCCCCAGCGCCGACCGAGGAGGAGGTGCAGGACGCCGAGGAACTGACCGCAGCCGTCATGGGCCTCGACGATGAGGCGTTCCCCGAAATCCCTTGGCACTCTGTCGTCACCGTGGAGGGAAGCCCCTCTGAGGACAGCCGCATGTTCAGCAAGATGGCGCTGGACTCGCGTAACCTCCCGCTCTCCATCAAGGCGCAGTTCGTTGACGACGACGGCCACGACGGCTCCGTTGTGGTGGGCCGCATGGACCGCGTGTTCCGCGACGGGAACCTCATCAAGGCCGAGGGCGTCTTCGACACCTCGCCGCACGCCTACGAAGCGCTCCGCATGGTCGCCCAGGGGATGTGGCGCGGCGTCTCCGTAGACGTGGCAGCAGTGGAGGGTGCGTACTCCGAAGATGAGGACGGCACCGGCATCGCCGAGTACAGCAAGGCGCGGATCGCCTCCGTCACCCTGTGCGTCATCCCGGCGTTCGCCGAGGCGTACATCGCGCTGGGCACATGGGCTGACGCTGAGGCCGAAACCGCTGTACGTACGGCGGAAACCGCTGAGGGCGAGTTCAAGTCCGTCCCCACCAAGACCAAGGACGGCCCCGGCTGGGTCACCGATCCCGCCCCCACCAAGCGCATCACCGACTACTGGGTGGACGGGCGCGGAGCAGTCAAGATCGCATGGGGCACCCCGGGCGACTTCAACCGCTGCCGCGCCAACCTCGCCAAGTACGTCCAGAACCCCGAGTGGCTGGCCGGCCTCTGCGCCAACCTCCACTACCGGGCACTGGGAACATGGCCGGGACACGGCGCAGGCAAGGCGTCCGAACTCTCATCCATCACGGCCTCTGGTGGTGAAGTGAAGCGCGCTCCGCTGTTCAACCTCGTCGCCAGTGGAGCAGCCACGAAGACCAAGCGCGTCAGCGTGGACTACTTCGTGAACCCCAAGCTGGAAGGCCCCACCCCGTTCACCGTGACGGAAGACGGGCACGTGTTCGGTCACATCGCTACGTGGGGCACCTGCCACATCGCTTTCAAGGATGAGTGCGTGCTCGCGCCCGAGTCGGCCACTGACTACGCCTACTTCCTGACGGGGGAGGTTCTGACGGACGCTGGCCCTGTCGCCGTCGGCCAGATCACCATGAATGGTCCGCACGCTGCGGGAAACCTGTCGCTGTCGCAGACCATCGCTCACTACGACAACACCACCACCCCTGTCGCTGACGTGAACGTCGGCGAGGATGAGTTCGGCATTTGGGCGTCGGGCATCATCCGGCCCGGGGTCACTGAGAACGACATCTACGCTCTGCGCGCAGCGGCAATCTCCGGTGACTGGCGTGGAGTAGTGGTTGGTGGGCAGGAGAACTTGGAGATGGTGGCCGCGCTCGCGGTGAACGTCCCTGGCTTCCCGATCCCTCGCGCTGCGTTCGCCATCGACGAAGGACGCCAGCTTTCCCTTGTGGCCGCTGGAATCCCCATGGATGAGTTCGAGGCCAAAGAGCGGGTCCGCCGCGCCGAGGAGTTTAAGATGAAAGTACAACAGATGCGTGCCGCGGACCTCAAAGCCGCTATCGCTCAGATCGAAGGGATATAGCAATGGCATGTGGCACCTGTGCAGACCGCCGCAACTCGAAGACGGTCTACGTCCACACATCGAGCAGTGGTGTTGTGAAGGATTTCAACACTGAGGTGGAGGCTAAGGCGGCTGTTGCTCGCACTGGCGGAAGCTACGTAAAGAAGTAAAACCGACACACCGACACTCCATATGGTGATTGACCCGAGGATTAGCGTAATAAGATGAGCCTCAGTGGGACACTCTTCGAGCCGTAGGCCGTGTGTCGAACAACCTGTACCAATTACCGCACGTCACTACGTCTCACTTAGGAGAGATAGCAATGGCTAAGTTCAAAATCCCCGCAGACCTCAGCACTCTGGAGGGGGAGAAGCTGTCCGACGCAATCGCCGACGCAGCCGCCGCCCTGAAGGAAATCAACGGCAAAAAGGTCGAGGAACTGACCGATGAGGAAATCGCCGAGGGCGAAGCACTCATGGGCTTCATCACCGCAGGCCGTCAGGAAGTCAAGGACCGCGATGCTGCCGAACTGGCACGCATCGAGCGCGCCGAAGCCCTCCGCGCCTTCGACCCGGACGCCGGGGATGAAGACCCCTCCGACGCCACCGATGGCGTTGATGGCGACGAGGACGGCGAGGATGGCGACGAGCCTCCCGCTGGCGACGAAGACGAAGACGAAGGCGCTGCCGCTGCTGCTGCAGAAGCCGTCGAACTCCGCGAACCTGTCGCCGCTTCCAGCAAGCGCCGCCAGTCCCTCGCTTCCCGCGCCGCCAAGCGCGCACCCGCTGACTCCGGTGCCCCCAAGAAGGCACGGGCTTCGCTGACCGCAGCGGCCAACGTCAGTGGCATCAACGCTGGCAAAAAGTACGACAGCCTGACCGCTGCCGGTGAGGCCATCAAGTCCTCGCTGAAGGCGCTGCCGACGAATCGCCCCAAGAAGACGGTCGTCAAGAGCCCTGCCCTCGTGGTCGAGCTTCCGCAGAACGAGTTTTCTCAGGAGAACCGGGCCAAGTACAACAACGACACCGAACTGCTGTTCGCGGCCTCCCGCGAATCCCGGCTGGAGGGCAAGTCCCTCGTCGCAGCCGGTGGCTGGGGTGCCCCGTCCGAGACGGCGCTGGACTTCTGCGAACTGGAATCCATCGACGGCCTCTACACCGGCCCCGAGGTGACCATCACCCGCGGCGGCGTGCAGTACACCAAGGGTCCGTCGATGGCAGACATCGTGGACTCCGTGGTCGGCTTCTGGGATATGGACGAAGCAACCGCTGAGGCCGGTGTGGAGCAGAAGACCGCTCTGCGGCCCGAGGTTCCCGAGTTCGAGGAAGAACGACTGGACGCCGTTGGTGTCATGGTCGAAGCTGGCCTCCTGCTCCGCAAGGGCTGGCCGGAACTGATCGAGCGCTACGCCAAGATGGCAATGACCCTGCACCAGTGGAAGCTGTCCCGCAAGGCCATCGCACAGATCGAGGCTTTCACCGGCCCCGCAGTGGCAGTCCCCAACGGCTTCGGCAACGCCCTGGATGTGTTCAACATCCTCGACACCGTAGCCCTCGGCGCTCGCCAGAAGTTCTTCATGAGCACCAAGCAGACCCTCGAAGTTCTGCTCCCGCACTGGGTCAAGACGATCATCCGCATCGACCTGTCCAACCGTGCCGGCGTCCCCTTCGAGACGATCACGGACGCTCAGATCGACGCTCAGTTCACTGCGCGGAACCTGAAGGTCCAGTGGCTCAACGCCTACCAGGATCTCACTCTGGATGTCACCACGGGCCTGCTGCTGGAACTGCCGGAAACGGTTGAGGCCATCATGTACCCGGCTGGCACCTACGTCCGGGGCGTCTCTGATGTTATCTCCCTCGATACCATCTACGACTCCGTGAACCTGAAGAAGAACGACTACGTTCACCTGTTCGTCGAGCAGGGCACGCTCATGACCAACCCTTGCGGCGAGGGTCTGCGCGTCTCCTTCCCGCTGGTCGCCAACGGCCAGCGTGCGTACGACGACATCGCGGTGAACTTCCTCCAGACTCCGGTCCCGTAAGCAGTAGCTGAGTAGGCGGGGGTCGTGTGGCCCACGATCCCCGCCTTTTCTCTACAACCCAACGGAAGGAGGGCAGGCCAATGAGCAGAATGACCATCGACGCACCAGCGCAGACCGCAGGCACATCGAACGGCATCCTCGACACCGCGAACGTAATCCCGTCCGGGGGTGAGGAGACTTACTTCGGTGTCACTTACCTCTCTGCGCTGGCGGGGCACTCCCGCCGCTATGCCGAGGGCACTGACAAGGTGTTCGACGAACTGCCTGTGGTTACCGGCGATCCGGTCACCATCTACCGGGGCATCGACACCTCCCTGCTGATGCAGTCGGGAGTTGGTAGCCCCGAGGTTCTTCGCGCGTTCAATGCCAGCGCAAGCTTCGGCGTCGAGCAGTACACGCAGGAAGTCCTCAACGGACTCGCGGTGGACATTACGCCCACCCCGGGAACGCCGGTCACCAACATCAAGGCAGCACTGGGGCTGTTGGAGCAGTACGCGGCAGAACGCTACAGCGGCCTGCCGCTGATCCACGCCAACAAGTTCGCCACCGAACTGATGACAGAGCTTCAGGTCGGCACCGACGGCAAGCTCCACACGGTCAACGGCACCCCCATCTCCAACGGTGGCGGGTATGGCGTTGCTGGCCCGGGTGCCATCACTGGCCCGGACCTCGCCCTTGGAGCTACTGCCGCTGTCGGCGGCACGTTCGCTGCTGGCACGTACTTCTGGACGGCCACAGCGCTGAACGACACCGGGGAGTCGATCCCCGGCACTGAGGTCAGCGCAACACTCGTCGCCACCGGCACCCAGGAACTCACTTGGGCTGCAGTGGAGGGGGCTACCGGCTACCGCATCTGGCGGGGAACTGCCAGCGGCGCGCAGGACACTCTCGTCGCAACGGTCGGCACGGTGACCACCTACACGGATACCGGCGCTGCCGGGACCGCAGAGGTGCCGCCTACGGTCAACACGACCTCTGACGCACCTGCGGGTTCGGCTTGGGTCTACATCTCCGGTCAGGTTCACATCTGGCAGGAGCAGCCCGAGGTGATCGAGGGACCGTCCCTCCGCGAGAACCGCGATCTTCACCTCGCGGAAGCAAGCTACACGGTTGCAGTCGAGTCCTTCGCGGCCGCAATCCTCATCGGTTACGTCTAAGGAGAACATCATGGCAACTAAGGTCACGACCCGTGTCCGCCTCCGCGATGGGGAAGCGTTCGTGCAGGGCCGCTCCACCGCAAAGGTCAACGAACTGCTGAAGCTGGTAGAGGACTCCGGTGCCGAGGGCACTGTCCGCTCCACTTCGCACGGCTACATCGTCCCCGAGGAAGCTCTCGCTGACTACAGCGGCGAGTACATCACCGCTGCTGACCAGCCTGCGGTCATCACCGAACCCGGCACCGACACGGACAAGCGCGCCGTCACCAACGCCTACGCGAATCGCGCAGACAGCCGTGACAGTGTAGAGGCAGAAGCCGAGGCCGAGGAGGATGGGGCCGCTGAGTTCGATCCCTCCAAGGCGACGGTGGATGAGGTCAACACATATCTGGAAGGCGCAGACGAAGCAGAACGCGAACGTGTTCTCGCTGCTGAGACTGCCGGCAAGGCTCGCAAGAGCATCATCGGAGAGGAAAAGTAAGCCATGGCACAGCAGCGCACCACAGCGTTCCTGCGGGGCAAGCGCCTTCGCGGCACGCGCCTGTCGCAGGCGGGTCGTCCCGTATACGGCGACGGCTCCGTTGTGGTCAGCAAGGGGTTCGTCAACCTTGCGCTGACCACCAATACGGAGGAGGGCGAGTCCATCGTCCGCACGAACGCCAATGGCGAGACGTGCATCTCCGCAACCGCAGCCCCGTCCTTCACTGGCGTGGGTGTTGAGGCCGAGTTCTGCAACGCAGACTTCAGCTTCTTCGAGATGGCAACCGGCCAGCGCATCGTCCTCAACGACGACGGCAAGGCTGTTGGTATCACCGAGTCCACCGATGTTGACCTCGGCTCCGTCCGCTTCGCTCTCGAAGCTTGGACCGGCGCTGAGTCTTCCGAGGTTTCCCGCGAAGGCGCAGAGGGCGAGTGGGGCTACGTCCTCCTCCCGAACGTCGGCGGCGGTGTCCTCGGTGACTACACCATCGAGAACGACGCCATCAGCTTCACGCTGACCGGCATGCAGACCAAGAACGCAGGTTCCTGGGGTGCTGGCCCGTACAACGTGGACCTCGTGGGCGGCGTGGCTGCTCCGCTGTTCGATCCGATGCTGCCGAACGACCACCGTCGTCTGCAGATCGTCGAGATTGCACCCCCGGACGTGTACGCAGGCTCGATCCCGCTGCTCGATCCCGCAGCCCCGGCCCTGACCAGCGTCACGGCCACTGTGGACATCGACGGCTTCACCGTGGACATCGAGCCGGTCCCCGCTGGCACCGATCCCGTCTGGTACGAGTTCGGCGATGGCACTTGGGACTACGCCGAAACCGGCAGCTACACCCACGTGTACGAAGTCCCGGGCACGTACACCATCACCGCTCGCCGCGGTACGTCCGAAGTCACCGCAACGGTTACCACGACTGTCGCAGCAGCGTAAGGCAGTAGCAGTGGCGGGGGTGCTCCGGTATCCCCGCCACTGTTGTATCTACCCAGTTTTTGAGGAGACGAAACCATGAGTGATTACATCAATCCAGAGGAACCGATCTATCAGGTGACTCAGGGCTACGGCACCAACCCCAACAACGGCGTCAACCCCGCTGGCGGTCACACCGGCCGCGACAAGGGCACCCCGGTTGGGTCCAAGTTCTATTCCCCGTGCGACGGCGTGGTGGTTTTCGAGGGCTTCCCTCAGACCATGGACGGCTCCGACAACCCCTGGCTCCTGACCAAGGGCGGTGGCCTGTGCCTCGTCATCGACTCCGCTGACGGCAAGTACGCCTTCCCTGCCGGCCACCTGAACGCGACCCACGTCAGCGTCGGCGACCGGGTTACCAAGGGTCAGCACGTCGCGGACACCGGCAACACCGGCTTGTGGACCACTGGCCCCCACGTCCACACCGAGTGCATGCCTGACCGCTGGAACATCCACAACGGCACGTACGGCAGGATCAACCCCGATCTTGTGATGAAGGGCTTCCACACTGACGTGAACGCACAGCCGTCGGCACCCAACCAGCGCAAGAACGGCCCGCAGGTGACGCTCCAGCGCTCCACCCCGGAAGCGCTCGCTGACGGCTCCAACGTCGTGCGCGAAATCCCTGCCGGACAGATCGAGGTCTTCGAGGGCTACGTCCACGGTCAGGAACTCACCATCAACGGGGTCACTACCGACATCTGGTACAAGGACCACATCGGCTACGCATGGGCTGGCCTGTTCACTCAGGCCGACGGCGCTGGCCTGCCTGACCTCACCCCGCGTCCGCAGCTTGCGGCGAACCAGCGCAGGGTGGGCGAGTACGGCGTCAAGGCGCGCGTGAAGCCCGAGGTGGACGGCTCGAACCCGGGCGACGTTGGCTCGAACATCTCCCGCGTCATTGCCGCAGGAGAGGTGGAGGTGCTGCTCGGCTACATCACCAACGGCCAGAACGTTGACGGCAACGCCATCTGGTACGTCAACGACCGCGAGTACCTGTGGAGCGGCGGCTTCGAGTCCCAGGACTTGGTGGGCCTGCCCGACCTGACCGTCGTCACGCCTCCCCCGGTTCCCGCACCGCCCGTGCCCGAGGTGGACTTCCGCTACCTGTCCGGCATCGACGTGTCGGTCTATCAGGAGAGCGCCGCGCTGAACACGCTCCCCGGCGACTTCTACGGCATCAAGGCCACTGAGGGCGGTGGCGACTGGAGTGACAAGGCGCTGGCCTCCAACGTCGCTGAGGCGCGTCTGACGGGCAAGCCGGTCATCTTCTACCACTACGCCCGTCCCATGGTCACAGAGGGCAACACAGCCGCCGAGGAGGCCCGCTCCTTCCTCGCTGCCATCAAGCCCCACCTGCAGAAGGGCGACCGCGTAGCGCTGGACTGGGAGGCTGAGAACCAGCACCTCACCGAATGGGCTGAGGAGTGGCTGGATCGCGTTGCCGACGGCACCGAGTCCAAGCCGTTCATCTACCTCAACGCCGCGGCCATCAACGGGCCGAAGGAAGCGCCGCACGACTGGTCCCGCGTGGAGCAGAAGTACCAGTTGTGGTACGCAGGTGGCCGTCGCTACGGCGATGTGATCGAGCAGTTCCTCCCAATCCCCGTAGAGGAGTCGCAGACCACGTGGGCCGCTGGCATCGCACTGTGGCAGTACACCTCCCGGGGACGCCTGCGCGGATACGAAGGCGACCTCGACCTCAACATCTGCTACCTCACCATGGACGAGTTCCTTGCCGGTGGCGCTGCTGGGGCACTGGAGGAGCCTGCACCGAACCCGCCACTGGTGGAGCCTGCTCCCCCGCTGACCAACGACCCGGACGACAGCCTGCGCGAGTTCGCTGACTGGCTGTTCGAGTCCTTCAAGAACCGGAACAAGGAGTAGTCATGACTGCCAGTTGGCCGATCATCTGGACCGACACCGACGCAAGGGACGCGGCCACCGCAGATCAGGTGGCCCGTGCCGAGCGGATGGCATCGGCCACACTGCGGATGCTCACCCTGTACCGGGTGGGCGGCACGCCGATCACCGTAATGCCGTGCGCGCGGACCTGCCGCAAGCCTCAGATGCGCGTCAGTATGTTCCACCCGGTACTGCTGGACTCAGGGGCTTACGGCAACTGCTGGTGCTCCAGCGGTTGCTCCTGCTCCCGGATGCCCGAGGTCAGCCTCGAAGCGCCCGTAGGAGACATCATCGAGGTCAAGGTGGACGGGGTTGTCCTCCCGGTCAGCGCCTACCACGTTGAGGACGGCAACAAGCTGGTCCGGCTGGACGGGGAAGGGTGGCCGGCGTGCGCTGGCAAGGACTTCACCGTGACGTACCTGAACGGCTACCCGGTGGACGAGTACGGCCAGTACGCCGGGGGCTTCCTCGCCGCGGAGTACCTGAAGGCCGTCACCAACGACAAGAAGTGCAAGCTGCCGACGGCGGTACGCACCCTCTCGCGTCAGGGCATCAACTACGAAATCACCCCGGGCATGTTCCCGAACGGGCTGACGAACGTGCCCGAGGTGGACGGCTACATCGTGCAGTGGAACCCGCACGGGCTGAAGACCAAGCCGCAGGTCTACTCCCCTGACCGGCCCAAGCAGCGCGTGGTCACTTGGAAGGGTGTGGCGTAGTGGCGAAGACCGCAAAGCAGATGCTCGACATACTGCTGGCTGCAGCGGTGGTGGAGTTGCGGAAGATGGGGGACGACGAACTGTGCGCCTCAGCCGTCTACCCGGGCGAGGGCGTCCCCCTGGACTACGCCTCGATGGACACCGGCTGCGGCGGGATGCTGTGGGTGCGCCTGACGACGGCGTACCCCAGCGCGTCCTTCCCCTCCCCGGTCCAGACCATCGACAACTGCGCCCGACGGCTGGCGTTCCCGGTGGAGATGGGCCTGATGCGCCCAGCGCCGATCCCCGAGAACTTCGTCACGGGAGAGATGGACCTCCCCGGCGATGCCGAACACGACGCCGCGGCGACCCGGCAGTTGAACGATATGGAGGCCATGTACCGTGCGATCCGCGTTGCGGCTGAGGACATCGAACTGGTGGTAGTTGGCAGCTACTCCCCGTACGGTCCTGTCGGCGGCACGGTCGGTGGCACGTGGTCGCTGCAGATAGGGGATGACTGACAATGGCTGCTCCGGTCTTTTACCGCGTCCACGAAGCGAACGTGCTCGCGTACAACGCTCCCGGCCGCGAGGTGTACGACCTCATCGACGACACCGGGAAGGCCGCTCAGTACCATGCGCGGAACAACGTCAACGACCGCACCGGCAAGCTTGGGCGCTCCATCAGGAACAACAAGCCCAAGCCCGAGGGAGGTTTCCGCATTGCGGCGCTCGTCTACACCAACGTCGGCTACGCGCATTACGTCCACGAAGGCACGCACGACCGTACGCCGAAGCCAAGGATGGGTCGGTACATGACGGTCCCCTCGGAGCGGCAGGGTGGCGGCATCAACCCTTCCGGTGCCGCAATCCGCAAGGACTATCTGGCGGGTGGCAGCGTCAGGGATTCCGCTGGGCGCAAGCCGTACTTCCTCGCCAAGCGCATCAGCGGACAGGATGCGAACCCCTTCCTCGCTGATGGCATGCGCGAAGCAATGGCAGGCGACGCACGGCTCGGCTTCTCGGGCCTCACATAGAACAAGCAGAAGCTCCGGTACTCTGAGAATTGCCGTACGTACGGCGGTTTTCCGGGAGACGGACTTACAAGGAGACACCAATGATGCAGGATTTCGTTACAGCAGTAGAGGAAGAACTCGAAGATGGTGAGGAGGCGGAGGTTGAATCCGTCACCTTCAAGCACGACGAGCGGGAAGTAACGTTCTTCAAGCCCTCCACCGGCCAGATGGCACTCATGATGTCCATGGGCGGCAGGGAGATGGACCTGAAGACCGCTGGCAACTTCATCGCGCTGTTCCTCGAAATGGCCGACGACGACAGCCAGCGCTACTTCCAGACGCGGCTCCTCGAACGTCCGCAGCCCGGTAAACCGGTCTTCGACCTCGCCAGCGAGGGTGGCATTTATGACATCTTCGAGAAGCTTGGGGAGCACTGGGGCGGAAAAAAATCCAAGCAGCCGTCCGACTATCGCAAGCCGCGATCGGGAACTGGCAAGCGCTCGACGGCCACTACTCCGGTCAGGGCACGAACCTCCTCGCGCTCCCGTTCAGCCGGTTCCTAAACGTCGTCTACGTCTGGTGCATGGAGCATCAGACGGAGGAAGACGGACGGAAGTGGTCCGAGAAACTGAATAACCCGCTGCCAGGGCAGGAGTTCTCCGAGGAGGACGACCGCGAATCGCTGGCAATGTTCAAGAAATCCATGGCAAGTGGATAGGTAGGAGAGGTCGCTGTGAGTCTGAGCCGAGAGGTTGCTGACGCATACATCAACATCCACGGCGACCTCTCCGAGTTCCGCAAGGATCTGGAACGCGGTCGCGTCGTAGCTGCTGAGAATGGCGAGAAGCTGTCCGACACCTTCGCTGAGGCGATGGAGAAGGAAGACGTTCGCAACATGAATGACCGCTGGAAGGCTCTCACCAAAGCCTTCTATTCGGGCGAGAAGTTGGACTGGGAGCGCGTCCTCGGCAAGTTCGACGCTACTGACCTCAACCGCGCCGGCAAGGAAATCGACAAGTTCATGGCCGATGCCGTCAAGGCTGGCATGATGACCGAGGACCAGTTCGACGACGCCAAAGCGGCCATGGACCGTGCGGTCAAAACGATGTCCGCCCACCGCAAGGCGCAGGAGGGCATCACCCGCGAAGTCGCCGATGCCAAGTTCGAGCAGGACCGCTACAACAAGTCCCTCCGGGGCATGATCGACGCCGCCGACCTCGACCTGTTCGAGTCCCGCTGGAAGAAGCTGGGGCAGACCCTCGCCGGGGTGAATCTCTCCGGGGCCATCGGGGACGTGGACTGGTCGAAGATGCAGAAGGGCACCTCCTCGCTGGAGCAGTTCGACGCCGCCATGAACGACACCATCATCCGGGCGCGGCTCCTCGGACGCATCACGGACGAAGAAACTCAGAACGTGATCGACTCCCTCGACTCCTACATCGACAAGGAGCGGGAGAGGGCTCGTGCGCTGGACGAATCCACCGCCTCGGTGCAGCGGATGAGGACTGAATCTGACCGGGCGCGGATCAGCCTGTCCGGCATGATCGAGTCCGCGAAGACGAAGGAGTTGGAGAAGGACTTCGCCAAGATCGCCGCGGCGATGGCGACCACCAACTGGGGTCCGGTGGCCCGGGACCACAAGAGCATGACCGAGTTCCGCGCACGGACCATGGAGGTCACTGAGCGGATGCGGGAACTGGGGCGCGTCAGCGACTCCGAACTCAATGGCGTGCGGAACGCCCTGCAGGCGGTCACCAACAATCAGAAGGCTTTCGGCGTAGAGCTTGATAAGACCTCGCGGAAGTTCCGGCCCATCAAGTTCGCCATGGATAAGATGTCGAAGTCCTGGGCGCGGATGGACTCGACCGTGCGGCTGGTGCTGGGCCTGATCGCTTCCAGCGCCGGGTCGATGGCGACCCTCGGCTCCGGGCTGGCCGGCACCGCAACGGCACTGGTGTCCTCCCTTGGCTCCGCTGCAGGGTCAGTGGTCCCGCTGGCTGCAGCGTTCTCCGCTATGGGCGTGGCAATCGGCCTCGCTGTTTCCGGCATGGATGACCTGAAGGCGGCGTTCCCCGGCGTGCAGGTGGCCCTCGATAACATCGGCAAGACGTGGCAGGGGCAGGCCAAAGCCTTCGCCATGGAGTGGGGCGCTTCCCTCGACTCGCTGCTGACCAACTTCAACACGCAGCTTGCCGCCTATGACTTCGGCGCTCCGCTGGGCAAGGCAATGTCCGGCATCACCACAGCGTTCGAGGGCGTCGTGAACGGCCCCGGCTTCGCTGCCTTTATGTCGGCCATGACCACCACCCTGCCAGCGGCCTTTGAGGGCTTCGGCAAGGGGCTTGCCGGGGTAACTGACGCCATCCTGAATCTGTTCGCCGGGGCTGCTCCTGTAGCGGCCCAGCTTGGCGCTGACTTCGAGCGCTGGGGCACCGCCCTCGGCAAGGCAATGGAGTCCGCCCGGGAGTCCGGCCAGTTGCAGGCGACCTTCGAGCAGATGCGGACCAGCCTGCTCGCGGTCCTCGACTTCGCAGGCTCCCTCGGCATGGCGCTCGGCACCATGTTCTCCATCGGGGCGTCCACTGGCAACGGGATGCTGAACTCCCTGACTCAGATCGTGGACAAGTTCACCGCGTGGATGAACACCGATGCTGGCCGGGAGCAGATGCTCCAGTGGTTCACCAACGCTGACACCATCATCCGTTCGATGAAGCCGGTGCTGGTCGGCCTCGCTGACGCCATGGCCCTGCTGGTGACCCCGGCGACCATTGCCCAGTTCGCGGACCTGATGAACACCGTCGGTCAACTGCTGCCGATCCTCGCGCAGATGCTCGCCGTCATCAGCCAGCTTGGCATCCTGAACCTGCTGGCACAGGCGTTCCTCATCGTGGGTCAGGCAGTACAGCCACTCCTCCCGGTGCTCTCTCAGATTGCCGGCATCCTCGGGCCGCTGCTCTCGCAGGCGCTCACCGCGCTGGCCCCGCTGTTCAACGCAGTGGTCGCAGCCCTGATGCCAGTGGTGCAGGGAATCCTCCAGCTTATTCAGGTAATTGCCCCCGTCCTGATCCCCGCCATCAACCAGATCGTCGCCGCCCTGACTCCCGTCATCGCTGTCATCGGTCAGGTAGTAGGGGCCATCGTCGGCATCCTGATTCCCATCCTCGGGCCACTGCTGATCGGGGTCATAAACAACGTCGTCGGCGTAGTGCAGGGCCTCTCCGGGGTCTTCATGGGGGCCGTCGCCATCATTACCGCCATAATCACTGGCTTCGGTGCTTTCTTCACCAAGATTTTCCAGGGTGACATTGGTGGCGCTCTCTCTGCTCTCGGCTCGATGTTCGGCTCCATATGGGACGGAATCGTGCAGATGATCGGTGGAGCAGTGCAGGCCATCTGGAACCTGATCCAGTTGTGGCTCGTTGGCAAGCTGGTGTCCGGGGTGAAGTCCCTGCTGACCTCAGTTGGCAACTTCTTCACCACGACGTGGAACTCCATCAAGTCCACCGTGTCCGGCGCGGTCGGCAACATCACCGGCACGGTAAGCGGCTGGGGTTCCTCGATCATGGGCCTGTTCTCCTCCATCTGGAACGGGGCGGTCAACCTCCTCCGCAGCGGGTGGAGCAACATGGTATCCGCCGTGTCGTCCGGGGCGTCTCAGGTCATCTCCTTTGTGGCCTCCATCCCGGGCCGCTTCGTCGGCGCTCTCTCAAACCTCGGCGGCATGCTCGCCGGGGTGGGCCGGAACGTCATGCAGGGCTTCATCAACGGCGTCACCTCCATGGCCGGGGCGATCTTCAACTCCGCTGTGAACGCCGTCAAGGGCGCAATCGACGGCGTGAAGAACTTCCTCGGCATCCGCTCTCCATCACGGCTCGCCACCACCCTCGGCCAGTACACGGGCGAAGGCTTCGCCAACGGTATCGACAACCTGAAGAAGGCAGTCCAGACCAGCGCGGAGAAGATGGCCGGCTTGGCTGTGGGCGCGTTCGACAAGTCCAAGATGTTCGTCGCTGGGGAAAACGCAGCCGCAGGACTGGCCTCGGGCCTGACCTCGAAGAAGGCCAAGATAGCCACCGCGCTGTCCGGGCTGGGCACGGCGATGGAAGTCAAGAGTGGAGCAGTCGGCACCATGACTCCGGTCTTCAAGACCCCTACCCCGGCAGGCAGCGCCAGCGCCGGGGGCAAGGTCATCAACATCGAGGAGGGCGCAATCCAGGTCACCTCGCAGGCGAAGAACCCGGCCACCGTTGCAGGCATCATCCTCGACGACCTCGCTACCCACACGAAGCTCGGATAGGAGCGCAGCATGTTCGACGGATTCCACAGCCTCGGGGACGCGGAAATCATCAACAAGGGGAGGACCGCCGCCTACGTGCGGTCCTTCCTCTCCCATGCGGTGGACCTGTGGTGCAAGGATGCGGAGAACCTGCACCTTGCGCTGCAGGACGCCCCGTACATTTCCCCTGCCGCCGACGGCGCTCCGTGGTATCGGGCCTCGAACCCTGCCACCGCGAAGTTCTACGGCCTCTACCCGACAACCCTTGCCGGGATGGAGGACTCCACGAGAACCGTGACGGTCACGGAACTGGCCGGGGACGGCGCGATCCAGTCGATCCCCCGGCACGGCTCGAAGGAGCTTCGGTTCCGGGGTGTGATGTTCGCTGAGGATGAGGATGGCATGGAGGCGGGGATGGTGTGGCTCCGCGCTGTCCTCGATGACTCCCCTTGCGGTCAGCGCGGGATGGACTGCGAGGGCCGCGACCTGTTCTTCTACACGGTGAACCCGTCCCATGAGGTGGGCGCAACGGCTATCGCCAATGCCGACAACTACCTCCGCGTCATGCACCGGGTGGAGCCGCTGGATGGCCCCCGGGTGGTGGAGAAGCTGAACGTCCGGGGCGCGGTCATGTGGGAGGTGGAGTTCATCCTCAACGCTGGCCTGCCGTGGGCGTACACCCTGCCGGTGCCGGTGACGACGACGACGAACGTGGTCCCGACGGTGCAGCCCGAGGTGTACTGCCCAACGCAGACTGACGCTTACGACCAGCTTGTGGTGGACCCGCAGGAGCCGGGTGTGGCGCGTCCGCCGCGGCCCCCGCTGATTGAGCCCTTCGTTATGCCCACTGAGTGGAACCGCTACCAGATGACCATCGGCGCCCAGTTCGGGGAGCGCGCTGGCCGCGTCGTGCCGGTGGTGCGCCTGACGACCGGGGCGTCCGAGGCGCGGAAGGTGCGCGTCCGCTTCTACCGCAACGGCTACGACGGCGCGTGTGACTATGAGGGCGAGTTCTTCGTCACCTACATCCCGGCCAACGCCGTCCTCACCATCGACGGCCCCCGGAAGAAGATGACCGTCACCGTCGGCGGGGAGGAGAAGCCTGCCGGGAACCTTGTGGTCGGCTCCGACGGTCGCCCCGCCCTGTGGCCCACGATGTCCTGCAATTCCTCCTACTGGGTCATCGTCGATTCCGTCGGCGCGCTGACCGCGACCGTAGCGACCGACCTTTCCATCAGGGAGTAGACCTTGGCACTTCACTGCGAGATTCACACCGCGTTCCTGTTCGACAGGGGTGGTCTTCGCCTGCTCGGCACCCTCGGGAAGCTGACGCGGGTGAAGTGGGAGCGCCTGCGGGATGACATCTCCCAGGCCGAGGTCAGCATCGCGGCGCGCGACGTTGACTGCGACTACACGCTGGGGCTGGCGAGTGCCGGCCGATCCGAACTGGTGATCTACCGGGGGGATGAGCGGGTGTGGGAGGGGCCGGTGACGCACATCGCGTATCAGGGCCACGCCGTCACCGTCAGCGCCCGGGACGTGGGGCACTACTTCTACCGGACGATCATGAAGTCCGAGTACGACAGCCGCTACCCGAACATCGAGACTTGCACGGGCCGCGCCCACCGCATCCTGCTTGCAGAGATGGCGCGGATGGAGGCGCAAGACCCGCCCGTCAACGTCCTGCCGTACCTCGTGGTGCATGAGAACGCTGAGAACTCGGGCACGTCAGCGCACACCCTCCCGTGGGAGATGACGGTGTACGAGCACATCGACGCGCTGGCCGCTCGCGGTGGCCTGGACTACACCACCGTCGGCAGGGCCGTCCACCTGTGGGACACGCACTTTCCCATCGGGCAGACAGCGACGGTCACCGCTGATGACTTCATCGGCGAGGTCGTCATCACTGAGTACGGCATGGAACTCGCCACCGTCTCTGCCATCACTGACGGCAAGGGCCGCGCTGGCGTGGTTGGTGGAGCCGATCCTTACTACGGCCTCGTGGAAATCCTCGACACCGCCTATGAGGAATCCAGCGGAGACGATTGGGATGAGGCTGGCGGGGTGCAGGAACCTCCGTCGATTGCGGATATGGAGTCGCAGGCTGCTCGAATCCTTGCGGGGCGCAACCCCACACCTGTCGTCGTCCGAGTCCCTGACAACTCGACACTGAATCCCAAGGGCGTGCTCACCATTGCTGACCTCGTGCCGGGTACTTTCATCCCCCTTCAAGCCAATCTGCCGGGTCGTGCCGTCTCGCAGATGCAGAAGCTCGATAGAGTGTCCGTTGAGGAGACAGCCGAGGGCGAGACGATTCAGGTAGTGCTTTCACCGGCACCGATCCCGGCAAGTAACGCCCCGGACGCATAGCAGCATGAGGAGACGTACGTAGATGGCTACACCGCCAAGGGACTTGCGGGAGTGGATGCGCGCAGTAGAGCGCAAACTGACTCAGGCGATCCGAACCGGAAACTCTGCGGCGGTCACAGCGCTCAACGCGGAAGCCGCCACCATCCGCGAGGAGATTGCCGCAGGGGCGCATGACGCCCGGACGCCAGCAGCGCCCACCGAGTTCACCGTGCAGTCCTCCCTCGCCGTGGACAGTAATGGCCGTACGTACGGCAGAATCTTCCTCGACTTCAGCGCAGTCACCAAGGCAACTGACGCCACTAACGTCGATGTGGACTACTACGAACTGTGGGGGAGGGATGAGACGGACTGGGACGGCACCCCCGAGACTGCCCCCGAGTTCAAGCTCATCGACACCGCCAACACCTCCCACTTCTACAGCCAGCCCTTCGCGCCGGCCACCACGTGGCGCTTCAAGGTCCGGGCCATCGGCGTCACCACGATCATTCCCGGCCTCTGGTCAGTCGATAGCATCGTCACGGTCCTCGCTGACACCACCCCGCCGCCGATCCCGTCCGCGCCCGTACTGTCCCAGCAGTACAGCGTCATCACCATCGCGTGGGACGGACTCTCCGCAGCAGGCGCGGCGCAGCCAGCCGACTTCGCGTACACCGAGGCCGCTGTGGATCAGGTGTCCTCGCCGACGAAGATTCACACCCTGTTCCTGGGGTCCGGCTCCACTGTCATTGCCGGACTCCCGCAGGGCCAGCCGACGTACATCCGGCTTCGCGCCGTGGACCACTCCGGGAACCGCTCGGGATGGAGCGCCCAGCGGCAGATCACTCCGACGGCGCTGGTCACCGGGGACATCTCCGGGCTGGACACCACGCTCGCCGATCAGATCGCGCGCTCCGAAGCAGCGGAGGCGGCGGCGCTTCAGTCTGCCGCTGAGGCTGAGCAGGCCGCGATTGATGCAGCAGCAGCGCAGGCCGCAGCTACCGCAGCGCAGGGGGAGGCTGATACCGCAGCAGCGGAGGCCGCGCAGTCGGCGGCTACCGCAGCCGCAGCGAACTCCGAGGCTGCAGCAGCGCGTGCAGCAGCCGACGCAGCGGAAGCAGCGGCAGCGCAGTCCGCCGTGGACGCAGCGAACGCGGATGCCGCAGCCCAGCAGGCGCTCCTCGACCTGCAGGACACGATGGACAACTCGGGCAAGATCATCCGGCAGGAAACTGCCCCCACCGGGGATGACGCGAACTCGAACAACCTGTGGATAAAGGACTCCACGGGCGAGTCCTTCACGTGGGACTCTGTGAACAACCTGTGGGTTCTTGTGGATAACGCCACGTACGCAGCAGCAGCAGCAGCAGCGGACGCGGCAGCAGACCGGGCAGAGGCGGCAGAGGCCGCAGCAGTTCAGGCCGAGGCTGACGCCGTGGCTGCACAGCAGGCCGCGACTACGGCATCCGGCACGGCAACAACGGCGCAGAACGCAGCAGCAGCAGCAGAGGCAGCAGCAGCAGCGTCAGAGCAGCGTGCCATCGACGCTGAGGCGGCTGCAGCAGCAGCGCAGGCATCCGCAGCATCGTCCGCCGCTGACGCAGATCAGGCGCTCGCTGACCTGCAGACCGAGCTTGGGGCCAGTGCGAAGATCGTCCGGCAGGAGACTGCCCCGACTGGCGATCTTCAGCGCCCCGGCGTGCTGTGGATCAAGGACTCGACCGGGGAGTCCTTCACGTGGGATGACACACTCGCTGTTCCCGCGTGGGTGGCGGTGGACAATGTGGTCATCGCGCAGATGGCCGCTGACGCTGACGCCGCAGCCGACAGAGCAGAGGCCGCGGAAGCCGCCGCGGCGCTCGCGCAGACCAACGCCTCCACCGCCGAGGCTGAGGCTACAGCCGCGCGCACTGATGCCACCGCAGCGCAAACCGCAGCGACGAACGCGCAGAACGCCGCTGTAACGGCTCAGCAGGCCGCGGATGCAGCAGAGGCCCGTGCGACCTCCGCTGAAGCCGCAGCGGCCCAGTCAGCCGCCGATGCGGAGCAGTCCATGGCTGACCTCCAGACGTACATCGGCACCAGCGGACGCACGATCTATCAGGAAGCCGAGCCGACCGGGGACGCCAGGAACGCCAACAACCTCTGGATCAAGCCCTCCGATGGCAGTTCCTACATCTTCGACCCTGCTGCGAATGCAGGTGCGGGAGCGTGGGTCGTTGTCACCAACGCCGTAGTAGCGCAGGCCGCAGCCGACGCCGACGCCGCCGCTGACCGCGCCGCCGCCGCCGAGGCCGCTGCCGCGCAGGCTGAAGCTGACGCGCTCGCCGCCCAGCAGGCCGCGTCCGCAGCAGAAGCCAACGCAACCTCGCTGGAAGCATCAGCCGCAAACGCCGCCGCCGCTGCCACCGCTGCAGAACAGAGGGCGACCACCGCCGAGGCCAACGCTGCAGCCGCCGAAGCCAGCGCGGACCAGTCTCTCCTCGACGTGCAGAACCTCATGGAGAACTCGGGCAAGATCATCTATCAGGATGCCGTCCCAGCGGTGGAGGATCAGGACTCCAACAACCTCTGGATCAAGGACTCAACCGGCGAGGCTTTCGCGTGGGACGAGATTCAGGGCCAGTGGGTACTCGTGGAGTCCAACACCGTCCGTGATGCCGCACTGGCCGCTGACGCCGCAGCGGATCGGGCCGAGGCCGCTGAGGCCGCTGCCGTGGTTGCCCGGAACGATGCGACTGCCGCGCGCACTGACGCCACTGCCGCGCAGACCGCCGCGACTACGGCTCAGGCTGAGGCTGCTGCCGCTGAACAGAGGGCCGCTGACGCTGAGGCCGCTGCTGCCGCGAGTGAGGCCGCCGCCCAGTCCGCTCAGGCTTCCGCCGACCAGTCATTCCAGGACTTGCAGGGCTTCCTCGACGACGCTGGCAAGATCATGCGTCAGGAGACGGAGCCGACCGGGGATGACCGGAACGCCAACAACCTGTGGATCAAGGATTCCACCGGGGAGCCGTACACGTGGGATGCGACCGCGAACGCCGGGGCCGGCGCATGGGTTATCGTCACCGACCAGCGCGTGGTGCAGATGGCTGCTGATGCTGACGCGGCTGCTGATGCTGCTGAGGCCGCAAAGCTCGCCTCCGACGCCGCTGCCGCTGATGCCGTCCTCGCCCAGCAGGATGCCGCCGCAAGTGCGGGGTCGGCCACCACCGCGCAGCAGGCTGCTGACGCTGCTGCCGCCGCCGCGAACCAGTCCCAGGCTGAGGCTGACGCCGCCGCTGCTGACGCCGCTGCGAGTGCTGCTGCTGCGGCCCAGTCCGCCGCTGATGCTGATGCTGCCGCGCAGTCTGCGGGATCTTCGTCCGCCGCTGCCCTCGTGGCTCAGGAGCAGGCCGAGGCCGCGAACCTCGCCGCGGATGAAGCGGTGGCTGTAGCCAATGAGGCGATGAACGCCGCCGTCAACGTGGTCCGCGATCCTGGCTTTGAAAACGGGTACTGGATGACGCAGAACCTTCCTGCCCGGTACTCGATTGATACCGCCATCAAGCGGACTGGTACTAGCGCGCTGAAGGTGATCGGCGCGACCGGCACCGGGGCTGTGCTGGTGGCCGAAAACATCCCCGTCAGCAGCGGGGACACGTGGCGCGGCGAGGTGTGGGTCCGCACTGATGCGGCTTACAACGGCACCTCCTCGTGGGGGAAGTTCCGCATCAGCGCAAACGGTGGGACGGTCTTTACCAACGCGACCACGTTCCCGCTCTCTGTGGACACGTGGACGAAAGTCGCCATCGAGCAGTACATCCAGCCCGGGTGGAAAGACATCACCGTCCAGCTTGGCTCCGACCACACGGCGGGAACCATCTGGTTCGACGACGTTAGCTTCACCAACTACACGCAGATCAAGGCTGCGCTGGCCTCGGCATCCGCAGCGCAGACCGCTGCGAACAACGCGAACACGGCGGCGGGTAACGCACAGGACACCGCTGACGCCGCCCTCGACGCGGCCACCCACGCAGGGAAGGCGTTCTTCAGCGCTGACCCGCCATCCGGCACTGCTCCACTGAACTCAACGTGGCAGCAGTACGACGTGGACGGGCGCATCATCGGCTCGTGGCAGCAGACGGGCGGGGACGCGACCACCGACGGCGGCGTATGGACGAAGCGGCAGTTGACCAGCGCTCAGTTCGACAACTTCGACGCTGGCAAGATCACCTTCGGCACCATGAGCGGCGCCCGGATCACTGCCGGTACGCTCACCATCTCCAGCGCCGAGGTGCCCAACCTCCCCGCGTCCAAGATCACCAGCGGCTCACTCCCGCCAGCGGTCACCGTCCCGGGCGGCTCCGTCACCGGCACGGTAGCGAACGCCACCAGCGCAGGCTCAGCCACGAACGCTACGAACGTCACGGGCTCTATCGGTGCAGGGGTGTCAGTGCCCGGTGGGCAGGTGTCCGGCACTGTCCCGGTAGCAGCGGTTCCCGCGCTGCCCACCTCGCGTATCACCAACCTCGACAACAAAATCAGCATCTACGACGCGAACGGAAACCTGCTCAACTCGTGGAAGAAGACCGGCACCACGTACATCGACGGCGGTCAGTTGTTCACCGACTCGGTGACAGCGCTCGCCATCGCCGCCAACGCCATCGAGGCCGATCACATCCTGGCCGGCGCAGTAGAGGCAGAAAAACTCGAGTCCCAGCTTGTCCTCACGACGGAAATCATCGCTGGCGACCCGCTCGGAACCCATGCCGTGATGGATTCCAACGGCTTCCGCGTCTTCGCGGCCGACGCCGCGGACGGTATCCCGAATGAAGTTGTCCGCATGGGCGTGGCGGCGACGGATGACTACTTTGCCATCACCAAGGCCGACGGAACCCTCGCGGCAACCATCTCTCAGGATGGCGTTGGCTCATTCTCCGAGGTCAACGCGAACGACGAGTTGTACTACAAGGGCGAACGCCTCTCTACGGTGCTTGCCCGACTGCCGCGCGGCCCCCTTTACAAGGCTGAACTCAGCGCTGACATCGACAACATCACCAGCGAGTACGGCCTTGTGGAGGCTGAGTACATTGCCGACGGTGAGGACCGTCAGATCGAGTTGGAGCTTGGCTTCAAGTTCTACCCGAATCAGGCCGGGGATGAGGCGTACTGTGCGATCAGGTACACGGCTGACGGCTCTGCTCCCACAATCAACTCTGCTCGCATCTTCGACGCCCCGCTTGGGATCATCTCCTCCACCAGCTACGACTCCAAGAGCTTCAAGCACACGATCCGCCCGGCGACTTTCGTGCCCAACTATGCCCCGGGCATGAGGCTGAGGTTCCTTATGACGGTAAAGCGTGGCAACGGCGCAAGCCTTCGCCTCCGCGGCGGCCTCTTTACTTACCTCTACGTGAACGATGTTGGACCCGGCATTGCCCACTCCCCGTCCTTCTCGCCCGGTGGCGGATCGAACCCCGCACCTCCACCCCCCGTCCCGGCGAAGCAGAACTACGTGCGCCAGTACGGCACGATCTACAACGCCAACTACGACGGGAACAACAACCGCTACACGTTCAACGACAACGTTGTGTTCCAGGGATTGTCTCCCGCTGGGTACGGCAACCTGAAGGGCCTTTGTGACTTCGACCGCAATGCCATTACCTCGGACCTTAGTGGTGCTGACATCCAGTACGTGCGTGTTTACTTCAACTTCCAGCACTGGTACTACAACTCTGGTGGTACGGCGCGGATCGGCGTGCATGGTCACACTGGCATCCCGGGGACATTTTCATCCGTCGGCCCACTGTCGGCCATATCCAGCGGATGGCCGAAGCCGGGTGCGCGGTGGGTGGAGCTTTCGAGCAGTCATTGGGGTGGCTTCCAGTCCGGCGCGTACTGTGGCGTGTACCTTGAAGGGGACGGAACTTACGGGACATACGGCTACGCTGACCGCCCCACCCTCGAAATCGCATACGCAAAGTAAGGACAAATGATGGCAGAGAGCGCACTCTACAAGATGGGAAGAGTGGTGAACCTTGAACCGTTCGTTACTCGGGTGAAGGCTGCGGTCCTCCTCCACGCATCAACCTTCCCCCTCGGCGGCGCGGCCAGTGAGCCGAAGAACTTCGCCATCCACATCCTCAAAAACCCCAATTATGAGGAAGTGTCGATGACCGCGCTGGTCGCCGCCGATCCCACTGTCATCGGGCAGGTGACCCTCGACGGCCCCATCGCAAACGTCGATGCCGTCACGGACGACTCCATCAAGGCCGTGGTCAGCGCCCGGTGGAACCTCGTAGCCGCCAAGTACCCAGTCGTCACCACGACCGCCCCATAGGACGGTGGCAGAGGTGATTGAGTGGGCGGGACTGAACCCGCAGGAATGGACAGCAGCCGGACTCCTCGGCCTCGCCGTCCTTATGGTCCTGTTCGGGTGGCTCCTGCCCCGCTGGACCGTCAAGCAGATCATGAACGACCGCGATGCGTGGAAAGCCCAGGCGACATCGCTCCTCGAAACAAACCGCCTGCACGCCGAGGCCGCGAAGGAAAACATCGAGCCGGCAAAGACTGTAGCTAAGGTCATGACCGCCGCTCAGGACAAGCTGGGGGTGCCAAGTGGCTCTGACGTGGAGTAGAAGGTTTTTCCATATTCCCGAGGAGGAGAAGCGGGAACTCGAAGCTGTCCAGCGTCAGGCTGCGGAGCAGCAGGCCGAGGCGCGTTCACTGTTGAACGACGCCCGAATTATTGGGGAAAAATGCCGACAGTCCCGTCGGCGCAATCATTACCGGCTGATGCTGGATGAAATATTCGAGGGGGGTAAAACCTAATGACTGTGGAACGCATGATATTGCTCGGTCTCGCGTGGACTGCATTCCTCAGCCTCATTGGCGTCGTACTCGTATACGGCCTGCTGACTCCGTGGTACAAGTCGCGCACCGGCATCGGCTTCATGAGCACCAAGATTGCATTCTCGGTGACCATAGGGCTAACGATTGCCGGTGGCTACGGTATCCGGCTTCCCATGTGGGCGATCTACGCCTGCTGGGTGTCGATCATACTTGCGGTGAACTGGGGCATCACATGGAACATCATCTACAAACAGTTCCTTGAACATCGGACTGACGAGATGCGGAACAAAGAACCCACTGGCGGTAAGGCCGGGGTTATCAAGGGGACCGGCGAACCTCGCCGCTCCACGAAAGGAAAAACCAATGGCGACTACAGCAGATAATCAGGGCTACGACGGCAAGCATGAGGTCGGCGACCCCATCACCATCCCCACCACCACTGGCGTTGACGCAAAGGTAGCGGTCACCGTCAGCGCAGAGCAGATCGTCCTTCCGACTGCCCTGAACTACCTCCGCTACTTCGCCAAGGCAATCGCCGCGGCACTCACTCCCGGCCTGATCTACCTGCTGACGGTACTCGGGCCTGCCGCCTCTGTCGGTGACATTACGTTCATCCAGTGGCTCGGCTTCATCCTGTCCATCGTGGCCCCCGGCGCTGTCGTCGGCGCTGTGGCGAACGGCGCGAAGCCGCAGAGATAAAGTTCCTGACGCGGACCGTCTCCCCGCATCAGGGCACAAAAAAGCCCCCACCGGAACTGCTGCCCGGTGGGGGCTTCTTTCTGCCGTACGTACGGCGGTTATTCGAGGATCGTCAGCTTCACCCGGAACAGGTACAGATCCTTCCGGCCCGACCTCACGCCTGACGGGTGGAGGAACGGACCCAGCAGGTGGGCGTCGTCGTCGTCCACAAGGATGCCTCGCGCCGGCCCCTGCTTCTGTCCCTTGACCGGCTTGGGCCTGTCCACCAGCCCGTCCACGTACGCCTTCATGGTGGGTTGGAGGTTCTGCACGTCCCGCTGGCGGTTGACCGGGTAGGAAACCGTCGCATCGACCTGGACTTTCTTGTACCGGCCCAGCTTGCGGTGGTGCGCGACTCCGAACATCCTCAGCGCCTCGGTCTTCTTGTGGTTGCCGTTAGCAGCCCAGTGACCTCCGCTCTTGTTGGCGTTCTTGATGAAGTCCTTGTGGAGCCACCAGTCCCACTCGATGATGGTGGTGAGGCGGACGCACTCCTCGCCAGCGGCGTTGAACACTGAGTCGCTGGTGATGTTCTCGACCGTGATGTTATCCAATGGTGCGCCACGCCCCTTCCGTTCGGATTACGTCACGGGCCAGCATCTCGAAGTCCACCTCGCCGTCCACCAGCACTTCGGTGAGGTCCGGGGTGTCATCGACATACGGGTTCTGGAGGTCGAGGTTGGCCCGGAGGATTCCGGCGAGTGCCTTCACCCGCTCCTCGGACGGCGGCATCGTCTCGTATGGCACGTTGCCGCCGCCCTCGTGCGGACCCGGCTGGAGGAAAGTCACCTCCACCCACCCCCGGCGCGACCAGTCCACGTTGACTATCTGTGTGCTGGCGCTGAACGCGCTGGCCGGGATCGTGTCACTGAAGCTGCCGAGGTAGTCAGGTTCCTCCTCGATGGCATCAGTGCGGTAGATCGTCCGCATCAGGTGGTAACCGCTCGCGTTGTTCACTGTGGCCCCACCGCCTTCCCGTAGTTCTCGATCATTGTGCGGATGTTGTTGTGGATGGCCGGCTGCAGCTTTGCCTCACTCGCGGCCTTGTCGAACGTTGCGGCGAAGATGTCCATGAGCGCCTTCGCCATGTGGGGGGCGGCGGCTTCGAGCATATCCAGCGCAAGCGTCTCATTGCGGCCTATCCCGTGGAGTTCGGACTGACCGGCAGCGGCCCGGATTGCGTCCGGGGTGACGTAGGGGACGCTCACAGTTCCACCCCCTGCTTCGTCAGTGCCTCGCGCAGCTTCGCGGCCTGCTCCTCATACCCGTCACGGTCCTCCTGCGACCCGGCGCCGGGGATAATTTCCGCCTCCAGTTCGTAGAGCCAGGACCGCGCTGCGGCCACGATGATTTCGTAGTCCTCAATCATGGGTGTGCTTCTTTCCGTAGGGGTCGAGTCCGATGTACTTGTCCCGGGCGTTCTGGAACCGCGCTGCTGCAGCCCCGACATCCATGGCGGCGTGGGAGAGTTCCATCCACGCCTCGGCGACCTCGATGCGCTTGGCGCTTTGAGGCCCACCATTGGCGTAGACGATGCTCTCCTCGGGGAAGGTAGGGCTCGTGGTTGGTGCCCCGTCCTCCCACTGGATGCGCCAGCGCTTGCCGCGGCGTCCGGGCTGCGACTCGATCAGGTAGCCGATGTACTGGCCGTCCACGATCACACGATCCCCCGGCTCGAACGGGCGGGTGTTTGCCTGCCGCGTCATCGCCCTCCCCACTTCCTTCGATCCTTCAGCAGGGAGGGGTCGTGCGGCATGTTCGTGGGCGGGGCCAGCGCGAAGTCCACCTGACTGATGGCGGCGAGGCTCCTGCTCACCGCTCGGCCCATCTCCATGAACGCCCCGGCCAGCCCGTCGATTGCGCCTTGCGCCGCAGTGAACAGGTGGGTGGCCGCGGCGTCCCGGTTGTGGTTCCACCCGGCCTCGTACACGGTCCAGTGGTCCGGCCCGGATGCCTTCATGCCGCACATGCCACAGGAGAACGTCCAGTGAGCCTTGCCCACCTTGCGGATGCCCTTATTGACGGCTGCAGCACGGAGCTTCAGCCGGTCCTCGGCGGTGCGGGACTCCTCGGGGAGGTACGTGCCCTCGCTCATCAGAAGCTCGTCTTCAGGTCGATGTCGGGGATGATGCCCTGCGGCTTCACGACGACGCGGGTGTGGTACTCGGACACGTCGATGCCGTCCATCTGAGTCGATACCCAAGCAACGTCAGTGGCCTGCCCGACGTAGTGCTTGCGGTAGTCGTTCTCGCCGTGCTTGCAGGTGACGATGAGGTCGCCGGCACGTTCGATGGAGCAGCGCCCCTCGACGAAGAACAGGTAGTTGTCGGTGCGGGTGTTGACGCCGATGATCTTGCGCTGAACCTCGAAGTTGTCCGCAGCGGTGGAGGCGTTCTTGGACGCTGTGGATGCGGCCGATTCGCAGCCGGTCAGCGCGAGGGCTGAGGACAGTGCGACGACGGCGATGATGGCAGGCTTACGGTTCTTCATGGTGTGCTTCTTTCCTTTGTGGTGGTGAGAACCCGGGCACTGGGGTCAGTTCCCGGGGGTCCGGCTTGTTCGTGAGTAGAGCTTCGGTAATCAGCAGGCCAAGCACCCCGGCCCTCAGTTCGAGGAACTGCTCATCCCCAAGGATGGGCCGCAGGTCGCGGACCAGTTCGACGGCCATTTCGTTCACGGCGTGGAGCCGTTGCGGGATGGACATTTCCCTGGGCCTCGGCGCGGGGCGCTGGGCTTGCTGTGGTTTCTTGCGGGTCTTGCTCTTGGGCACTTAGTCGTCCTCCATGGATGCCCAGTCGATGATTCCGAGCAGGCCGCCGGCTCCGATACTGTGCTTGGTGCGGGTGATGTCATCGCCGCTGACGGGCCACTCCCCGCCTGCCCGCAGCAGCCTTTTCAGGTTGCCGTCGGACAGGTCGGGGTGGAACCAGACGCCGCGGACGGGATCGAACTCCATCCGCTCTTGAAGCTCACCGCTCATTGCGGCGTTCCCATTCTTCGTCCGGGTCGCGCTCCTCGGGGAGAGTGTCACTGACGCGGGTTCCGCCACAGACCGGGCACTCCCACTCCGCTTCCTCGCTGATGGCAACATCCATGACGCCCTCGAACGGGCACTCGTAGTCGGACTCGCGCTTGGCTTCGGTGAGGCTGTCGTTGATGAAGTCGATGCGCTGCTCCATTTCTTCCAGCGTGCGCGGCTTCATCTGCAGCCATTCCTTCATGCTGTCCAGCGCCTTGCGGGTCATGTTCATGGGAACCACGTCGGCCACGTCGCTGCCACAGGTGACGTTGACGCTCCCCTCGCGGGGGTTGAAGTAGGGGTGGCTGTCGCTGACCCCATCTGGATAGTTGCTCATTACACTCCTCGAATGAATGCGGTATTGGTGTGTGCGTTGTACTCGACGCCAACAGCTTCGTGGGAGAACTCGAACCCTTCACTGCTGAACGTGGTGAGGTTCAGTTCCGCCCTCGGCGGCAGTTCCTTCAGCGCCTCGATGGCGTCCTCGACTCTCACGGCTCCTCCTCATGGTTGTCCTTGTTGTGCTGGTCGGCCCATGCCTCTGCCTCGCTGCGGGTGATGCCCACCTCGCTGCCCTCGGCGCAGTCGGAGCAGTAGGCGTAGATGGCTTCACTGACTCCCGCCCCGCTCATCCGAGAGTCACCTTGCCGTTCGTGTAGTGGGCGTAGGAGAGGTCGCTGACCTGCTCCGCGCCGGTCGCTACCTCCACCTCGCACGCCTTGTCACGGAACAGGGCAAGTGCGGACTCGAGTCCTCCCACCGTTCCGTCGATGTTGATGACACCCTCGGGCATGGAGAGCTTGTTCAGCGGGTGATTCGCGTAGCTGGGCGAGTCTCCGGGGTCCGTGACGAGTTCGGGGCCGTCCGGGGTCGGGTCCACGTCGGGGTCGATGCAGTGCGCCCACTCGATGTAGGCGTCAGCTTCGCTGCGGTAGCCGCCGTCGCGGAGCGCTTTGATGACCTCGTTGTCGTGGATGTCTCTGCGGTGGAGGTGGTCAAGCTCCTCGAACGCGCGCTCCTCGTGCTTGTTCATGATGCCGTACACCAAGTGGCGTACGTGCAGTTCCTTGTCGCTGATGTTTTCGGTCACTGGTAGGTTCCTAATCTCTGTAGATGCGGACGGGGATTCCCGCGTCTTCTGCTGCCTGAGCGCAGTGGGATGCACCGCGGCTGTTGTTGCGGATGAAGGCGAGGCATATGTCTGCCCCGAGGTCCACCATCACTTGGTTGCGGTAGCGGCCTGCCTGCGGGTTGTAGATGCCGTAGGGCCTCCACTGTGCGGGGTGACGCTCCACGGTGATTCCGTACTGGCGTGCTATCTGCTCGGCGATGAAGTCAGCCCCGGTGGGGCAGGCTCCTGACACCAGCAGTACCTCGGATAAGGGCGTCCCATCCCTGAGCAGTTCGCCGACGGCCTGCCCCAGGTGGAATGCGATCAGGCTGTCTTTGTGCCAGTCCCGAGAGCCTGTAATCAAGATGCGCTTCATTGGTCCTCACTATCTGCCGTACGTACGGCGGTTTCGGTTTCGCCAGCCGCCGTCTGCGCTCCAGCAGGTAGGCGGTGTTGAGTTCGTCGATGCGTGCGATCTTCGCGGAGTCGTACTTGGTCGGCTTCGCCGCTTCGGGGCGGGGCTTGGCCGCTGGCTTCGCCTCATCCTCTTTGCGTTTACAGGAGCTACAGAGGTAGCCGTCGGCGCGGGGGACGGTGCCGGGTGCCTTTGCCGCTTTCAGCTTGGAGGGCCGGGTCATCCTGCCGCACCCGGGGACCGGGCTTCCCGCTCTGCTCTTGCAGGGCCGGATGGGGTCCAGCCCCTCGAAGGCGTACTTGTTCTTGTACGTCCCCTGCACCTCCTGACGCCTATACGGGATTGGCATCGGGAACCTCCGTGTTGTTCAGCGGACAGTGGCACCCTTCCGTCGTGGCAACTCCGTCGGTCCAAGCCCAGCCGTGGATGCAGCCGTACTCGGAACTGTGATGCTGCCAGCCGTGGTTACAGTGCATGCAGGAATCCCCGGCGAGGTGGTTTGACGGAACGAAGTGGGGGCAGTCCTCCAGATAGTGCATCTGCCGGATCGTCTTCGCCGCGGACCATGTGTGCTGGGTGCAGCGCGGGTCCACCTTGTCCTGATCTATCAGGCCGCACGGCTCCTGCGGACAGGGGCAGGACTCCTCCACCCAGTTCCCACCGGGGAAGGACCGGCCGATATGCCGGACGCTCACCGGAACCCCTTCAGTCCGGGCCAGTTCATCGGCTCCCCCGGGTACTTGCCTTGCGCCCAAGCGTTGACCCGCCACAGGAGTTCGGCGCGCTGGTCGTTGACGTTGTAGACGCCGGCCAGCGCCTCGGGGGTGTTCTCGCTCATCCAGTCCCACGTCGCTTGTGTCACTGGCATCTTGCCGAGGTTGGGGTTACTGATGGTCATGCTTACTCTCGCTCTCTGGTGGGTACAAGGATGGCGGGGGCCGGTAAACCCCCGCCATCTGCCGTACGTACGGCGGTTATTCGGACGGCATCTGCAGTTCTGCCGGTGGACTCGCTGCCCTCAGCGCCTCATGAAACTCATCGAGGCTGAATCCGCGGATGAGGTCGGAGCCTCCATGGATGTATTCCATCTTCAGGTCTTCGGGCGACGTGTGCAGCGGGTAGACCCGCTGGAAGTCGGCGAGGTTGAAGATGACGCCTGGAACTCTGACGATGATTGCCGCTGGTGGTGTCACCTGCAGCGCCCCTGAGTGGATGGTCATGACTTGCCTTTCTTGGTAGGTACGTACCCCAGCTTGCGTAGCCGGGATAGTGCGTTCTGTCCGGCGCGGTGATCGGAGGTGGTCAGGTGGATGGTCACCGCATCGCCGTTCTCCCCGTAGAACATGATCCCTCCCCGCACCATCTTGTAGCGGAGAGTTTTCATGGCGTCGAACAGGACGGCTCGCATCTGCCTGTCATTGCAGTTGTTGATCTTGCGCCGCTCTTTAGCGTTGAACACTTCCGTTGAGCAGGTCGCGGTTGTGCCAGTCCGACTTATGCCGGTAGCAGAGGAGCCGCTGTGTGGTCCCCTCGATCCGCACATAGGAGGCGTTGGTGATTCCCGCCCCGCCCCCGGCCTGATTCTCCTCGGCGCAGTCTTGGCACGGGACACCCTTCGACGTGCGGCTCTGTCTGCGGTAGGAGATTTTCGTGTCATCGTCCTGCTGCTTCTTTGAGCGCTCGCGCGGCTTGCTCTCCTCGGGCTGCTCGAAGATGGGGAGAACAATGTCCTCCCACTCTTGCGGCGTGTTCTTCTTCGGCAGCAGCCCCACTATGCACGCTCCCCGTCGGAGAACGTGTGGATGTTGATCGCCCCCGGCTCCACTTTCACCTCGCGGTTGCCCACCCTCCAGCGGTCGGCACGCTCAGCGCGGCGGTCCTCGGCCTCAGCATCCAGCCGCATCAGTTCCACCGCACGGTCGTGCTTGCTCTTTTGAGCCACGTCCCACGTGCAGTAGAGGATGATGCCGCAGATGGTGAAGACCACGGCCAGCGCCATTACCTGTAGTACGAGTTCCCAGTTCACTCGCTTACCTTCTTTGCTCTCGGTTTCCTCTTGGCAGGCTTCGGCTTCGGGACGGGGGTGACCGTCAGCTTGAAGTAGCCCTTCCTTGCGACCGCATACTCGGACGGGTTGATCCATGTGTAGCGGACATTGTGTGAGCCGGTGGAGCCGTTCGTGCCCTCCAGTATCGGCTTCGCTGCTTTCTTCTTCGCCTCGCCCTCGCGGACCAGATCGAGCCCTTCCTTGTACGCCTCCACAGCGGCGACCTTTTCAGGGTCACGGATCAGGCCGGACACGTCAGTGTCCAGACCACGGCAGATGGTGGCGTACTCGCACCACGACCAGCACCAGTCGCGGGGCATCTCGCGCTCCGCGTCGATCTGGTGCTTCACCGCGTAGATGACGTCGTTGACCCACTCGTCGATGAACCCGATAACGTCCGGGTTGTAGAGGTGGGCCACGCCGTGCGGGACCAGTTCATGGCCCGAGCGGTCAAAGTACACATCCATGATGACGATGGGCTTGGACGGGTCGAGGAGTCCGGCGTCGATGGCCGCGCTGGTGTACGCATGAATCTGGTAAATCTGCTGCCTGGACGGCCCCATCTTCTTGATGACGGCCAGCTTGTCCTTCGACTTCAGATCCCATACGCCCTGCATGTAGACCGGCTCGATGTACTCCCACTCCTCACCGGCATCCCTGAGCGCTTCCTGCTCCGCGATGGCCTTGGAGTTCGCCTGCCATTCCTCCCACGACACGCCTTCGCTGTCGGGGATCACAATGTCCCAGTGGCCGTCGATGCCGCCGCCCGAGGGGAGCTTGAAGAATCCCTCGCCTTGGATGTTCCAGCCGGGGTGCTCGATCTTCAACTGCTTCTCGATCGCTTCCCCGGCGATGGACCCGAAGAACGCGGGGGTCTTGTCCCGCTCGTCGGAGAACGGGGTTTGTTCGAGCATCAGCTTGGCGTACTGCTTGCAGTGGCCGAGGTTGGAGACGCCCAGCATGAAGTTCTGCTGCTGCTGGCTGCGCTCGGTGTTGTTGGAGCGGTTGTTGATCGCCGCGCGGACGGACTCAGCGGCGCCGGCCGCAAGCGCTTCGAGGTCGATCCCAATGTCAGGATCGGTGAACACGAAGTCCTCGAAGACCTCGCCGGTGTCTGTGTCCCATTCAAGTTGCTCAGTCATTTCGACCTCCCAGTAGGTGTGGTGTTCGGTAAGTGGTGGGCGCAGGCCGGGTCATTACGGGCCGATTCGAGTCCCCGCTATCCGGCCTTCGATTCCCTCGCGGATATGACCGCTGAAACAGAAGACAGGGTGACGTTGACGCCCTCCACTTACCGAAGATTAGTTGCCGTACGTACGGCGGTTATTCATGGTGGCCGTCGGCTGCGGCCATTGCCTCAGCCTCTATCGCGTCCATGCCGTCGTTGTAGGCGTCGGAGTCGAGCGAAGCGTCAGCGTACAGCGGAACGTCAGGACCGGACGGCTGTCCACCCTTGGCGCGCTGCATCTGCAGTCCCCGGTTGATGAGTTCCTGCGTGTGCTGCTGCAGTTCCGGGGTCAGCGACGTGCCTTCCGCTGGCTGCTGCATCTGGATCGCTCCGGGCCGCTGGCCGTGGACGATGTTATCGAGGTGCTGTACCTCCTGCTGCGGCGTCAACTGCTGCTGAGGCTGCTGCTGGACCGGGGGCTGCTGCTGGGGCTGCTGAGGCTGGCCCTGGCCTCGCTGGCGGGGGTCCGCGGGGGGCGGCTGGAGTGTGTCACGGTGGAACTGCTCCAACTCCTCGTGCAACTGCAGTGGGGACGGGGGCCACTCAACACCCGGGGCGTAGACCTTGCCGACAACTTCGTTGGTGGAGCCGTTGTCGTAGAGGCTGAGGCCGAACTGGGTGCCGAGGTAGATCGCGGCTCGCTTCAGCGCGTCACTCTCTGCGGACTTGATCGCCATGTCAGCGGACTCGGTGTAGTCGGGCTGCTGAGAGTTGGCGATGGCGTACTCGGTGTAGACCGCGCCGGTCTGGTGGATGGTGAGCCTGACCTTGGCCTGCGCGGTAATGACCCAGTTCATCTTCTGCGGGTTGGAGGACTGTGGTGCCTGCACCGCGTTGATGATCTTCGCGTCGATGCACTCGGCGGAAAACCCGCCATGGCCGAACGCTTGAATGAGGGTGCGCTTGATGTCCCATGCCGCCATGTAGCTCATGCGCTGTTTCTTCTCCACCCGTTCAGGGTTGAGGGCGCTCATAAGGAAGCGGCGCTGACGCATGGTGAGAGGCGTTCCGGGGGGCAGTGGGAGTGCTTGCAGTTCTTCGCTGGTAGTCATGAATCAATCCTATCGTTTCGTAGACGTTTTGTCAATTTCGTATCAAGTATTCCGTGATGACGTGGGGGGCCACAGAAAGCCCGCAGAGCGGCTGGAACGGGATCGGTGCTGCAATCACCCGTCCCAGCCCCTCCTAGTGGCTCAGCGCGTCACCGGGCCACTCTGTCGATGGCCTCCTGCGGCATCCCGCATGCCTCGTAGAACTTGGCATGGTTGAACATACCGTTCTGCACTGACATTGCGTTGGCTGTAATGGTGACCATGTGTGCCCACACTGCTACGGGAGTGGAGTCGTCGCCCGTTGCAGGCTTCGCCTCCCGGAACTCCCGGGCGAGTGAAGTGAAGAACCGGCGAGTCAGCGACATTAGAACTGCCTCCCGTGCTTGAAGGGGCGTGTCGCATTGTATTCATGCTTGATGCGCCGCGCCTCGACGTACTGGTCGCTGGCATCGAGCAGGAACACAAGGTCGCTGATGCGGATGTTGGCATCTGCCAACTCCACCAGCAGACCTTCCGGCTTCAGCATGGGAGCGCCGTCGGCGTCGTACACCTGCTCGGGGTACTCCTGGCCCTTCGGCCCGATGAGTCCCTTCTTGTCCACGAAGTAGGTTTCCAGCGGTGGCCGGCCACTGCGGACCTCGCCGAACGCCTCGATGACTTCCTCCATGATGAGAGTCAGCTTCTCGGTGAGCGCCTTCTGGTAGTCGCGGTCCTTGCCCGGTTCGATCAGGTCCACATCGACGGGCCAGTCCTCGTGGAACCCATGGTCGCGGCTGTTCTCGCCGGACACCCGGATCAGGGCACGCTCACCCTCCTCGATGACTGCGGCGTCGATTGCCGCGTACTGCTTGGCTGTCTCGGCGTCGGTGTACGCCCTGGTTTCACTCACTGCTTTCCTCCTGTTTCATAGACTTCCCAAGTGACTCCGAGGCGTGCCAAGTCGGCGACTCCCCCCGGTTCTGTAAATGCAATCTGCAAGGCTTCGCCAACATCCATCGGCTCATCCCTTACTTCAGGCGGCACATCTGAATAATCTGTGGCGTCGTAGCGCTCACCGATGCTGATGACAGCACTGCGATCCACTTCAGACGGCACTTTGACGACGACGCTGAGACCAAATGACATCGTACTTTCTCCTGTTCATGCGAATGTTGCCCCACCCTCATTATCAAAGAGCATCCACCCCATGAAGGTTTCAATTGGGATACTTTCCGGTGCTGTCTCATGCACGGAGATGATGAACCCAGTTGCTTTAGCCTCATTGGGGTTGGCATGCGCCCAGCGGTGACACTCCCCGCAGAGGAGGACGAGTATGCCCAGCACATGCCCGCCCTCCCTTCGACGAAGACGGTGGTGTATTTCAGTCCCACGCAAACCGCAGCGTGAGCACTGCGAGTTGGACCGCTCGTGAACGGCCCTCCTCGCAGCGGTGGGAATTGCGGACAAAACTAAACCGCCGTACGTCCGGCAGTTTTCGGATTGCCCCGACGACCGACGCCGGTCTTCTGCTTCACCCTGTCCCGGGTGTTCGCATAGTCGGCGCGGTGAGTGAACGCGGGGGTGTAGACGATCCGCGATTCACTGACATCGACGTTGCCGAGGAGGTCAGCGGAGCGATACCACTGGACCTCATCGAACGGGATGCCCAGCGCGTCGGCCTGAGCCTTCGCCTCCAGCGGGGATGAGGCGAAGATGATGGTGTCGGCCACCCACGGCTCGACGGGTGTTACGGGCTGTGCCTGCATTTCAAGATGCCTTCCAGTTGTTCTCATGGCAGCAACTCCAGGAACCGACGGATCAGTACGAAGTTGTTGCCGGTGGTGTCAGGGATGCCAGCGGCGGTCATTGCCTTGCGGACCTCCTCATCCTCGGTGAAGCGGGGATGCTTCCTGCCGCCACGCGGCCGGTACGGGGATTCATCCCTGCCGTTGATGTAATCGGGCAGGACGTAAATCTCCTGCTGGTTCCGGCGCATCTTCAGCCGACGGATGTACCCGGCCCGGTGGAGGTGGGACAGCGCGGAGGATGACTGCCCGTGGTGGAGGTTGAACATCCGCTCGATCTCCATCACGGTCACCCCCTCGGACTTCGCCGCGGCCACCGCTTCAAGGCACTGCTTCTGCCTCCATGCGGTGGTGCCGAGAGAGTCCTCGCGCTCCTGCCGTTCCCGGCTGGTGGAGTTCCCCGCATGACCGGACCCGGTTTCGCCGTACGGGATCATCCCCGGCTTGGGCACCGGCCCGTTGGGGTACTTGATCCCGCCGCGCTCCACCCTCAGTTCCGACGCCTGAGCCTTGACCAGTTCGTCACTCGGCCCGACGCGGTACTCGCCGCTCACTCGATCCCCCACGAGGGGAGGAGCGGCTTGGCCCGTGCCGGAATCTGCAGGGCGTAGAGCGGGGAGTGCCACACGATCCGGGGGCCGTGCAGCCAGCGGACCACCGCATCCCACGACTTGAACTGCGTACCCCCGGTGGAGTACCAGTCGCCGCCTGAGCGGAGCAGCAGGTAGGTGTAGGTCTTCTCGCTCCGGCCAAACTTCACCTGAATGGTGAAGCGGTCAGCGCCGGGAGGCGGCTCCGGGAACTCGCGCTCATCCCGGTCAATCCCGGCCACGAACTCCTGCAGCTTCTCGATGGATTCGAGGGCCAGCCGGCGCGCCTTCTCATTCTCTGGCGACAGCGCCATCAGCCTTCCACCACCTTCGGTGCGGTGACGGCGTACATCTGGTGCCACGTGAACGGGTAGTCCTTCACCCATGACGGCGCATCCAGGCTCTCACCCTCCTCGTCGGCACCCCCGGTGATGACGTAGTTGCCGATCAGGGGGACGCTGTACTGGCGAATGTCAATGTCGCCGTTGAGGTGCGAGAACAACTGCATGGCGCGGAGGTTGATGATGTCGCTGACCTCCTCGCTGTCCAGCCGGAACATGCCCTCGTCGTCGAACCACAAGGTCACCTGCTCGTTGCTCTCCGGGCCGTAGCCGACCATGCGGTCGAACAGCCCATCGCGCTTGCCGTCGAAGATCAGCGCGGTCAGGTTGGTGTAGTCCGCGGTGTCGTACTCGACCTCAGTAACCGGCTTGCTTGCGTCATTGGGGATGAGGACGCACTTCACTGTCTTGCTCATTGCAGATCCTTCTCTCTCTGGTAATTGCCGTACGTACGGCGGTTATCCGAGGACCAGCCCGGAAGCCTCATCAATCTCACAAGGCATCCACGGCCACTCATCAGTGTTGGCTTTGCCCCAGCGCAGATGCGTTGGGAACTTCCGGGTCCGCACCCGGGGGAAGCGCGTCTTCTGCCACTCGTACAGACCCTCGCCGTTGTTCTCGAACTGCTCCCCGGAAATGGGCCGCAGACCGTAGCCGAAGTCCGGCCACTTCAGGAACGTTGACGAACCGTACGGGCGGACACTGCGCTCCTTCTCCCCGGTCCCACGGTGCGGGGCGTGGTGTTCGAGGATGAACGCCGTGCCGTAGTAGGACCGCGACTCGTTGATGACCTGCTTCATCTTCCCGACCACCGCGTGCTCCGAAAGGTCGCGGGAGGACAGGTTGTAGAGAGGGCCAGCACACATCAGGTCAGGCTTGTGGGCGTGCATCCTCTCGATCATCCACTCGTGCCCCGAGTCGGAGGTCCAGTCCAGGTCGTCGTCCCACGCCTCGATGATGGTGAGGTTGCCCTCCTGCACCGGGTGGCCGTGGGCCGCGGCGAGCCCTACAAGCTGCTGCCACGATTCGAGCACCTGATCCGGGTGGTTCTCCGAGTCAAGGAACACCACGCGCTGGGGCGGGATCGGCATGTGCGTCCACGGGTGGATTCCCGCAGCGACCATGAGCGCAATCTGCCTCGACAGTGTGGACTTGCCGTGCCCCTCGAAGCCGGTCAGCAGCAGCCGGTCACCCCTCGCAAGGGTGCCGGGAATGACGAAGCTTGACGGCTGCACCACCCGCTTGATGACCGAGAGAATGTCCACGCCGTAGCTGACTTTCTTGTCGGCCTCAGCCGGACGGGTTTCGATCAGGGACTCCAGCGTGCCACCGATGTTGAAGTGATCGGTGACATCCTTCTGCCCGTTCATCGCCTCCCGCATGCCGACCGTGCAGCCAGCCTCGATCAGCTTGTCCCGAACGTCCCGGGCATGGGCACGGCCAGTCGCATCGGCGTCAGCGATGATGATGACGTTCGCGCCGGCCAGCGTCTCCGTGTAGGAGTCCTGCCATTTCCCGGCGCCCATCGGCGACGTGGTTGCAGTGACCCCGGCACGGGACCGCAGCGTCTCCACATCCTTCTCGCCTTCGACGACGTAGATGACCTCGCCCTTGGCCTTGGCTTCCAGCACTTCCGGCAGGTGGTAGAGCACGCGGCGGATACCGTCCATCGACCAGCCCCACGGCTTGGGGCCAGGCTGTGGATGCCTTTGCCGGAACGTCTTCTTACCGCCAGCGATAGGGATGCGGAGCACCTGAAACAGGAGCGTCCCTTCCTCGTCGATGTAGTCGTAGACGTGGGATGCCATCCCCGCAGGAGTCCACTCACCCTCCCCGGCGACCATGTTCTCGTCCCGGGGAGCCATCAAGTCCTGACCTGTGATGCCACCGAACTGAGCCTCGGCGGCGAGAATGTCCTCGATGGTGCAGTTCGCATGGCAGGTCATGAGCACCGGATGTTTGTCTCCCGGTGCCACGTGCAAGGATGCAGCGTTGTCGTTATGCGCTGGGCAACGCACCATCGACTGCACCCGGTCATGCTTGGCGAGGTCAACGGCTTCCCGCAGCGTTTCCACTGTCCTCATTTAGTTCCTACTTTCATTAGTGCCGTACGTACGGCGGTTAGTCGGCAACGGAATACCACGTGCTCGGCCTGTGCATCGCGGCCTGCTCAGCCTTGATCCTCAGCGCCGCCTCATCGTGCTGCTTCTGCGCCTGTGCCACCCACGAGAGCCAAGTGTTCTCATCAGGGCGGTGGTTCTTGTTGCGGTGGTTCTTCTGCACGTACTCCACCACTACTTTCCCGAGGTCAACATCGGTGTAGAGGTAGCGTGCGCGCTCCCACGTTTCCCGTGACGGATGCCAGCCGACTCCGGGGAACAGTTTCGGAATCCGGGCAACCGATACCGCGAAGCTCGATGGGTTTTGGTTCGAGTCCTCAGTCGTCACGGCTCTGCTCATCTCCTTTCAATTTCCAGTGGAGAGGTGGTGACTTAAGTACGAAAGTCTCCACTCTCTACTGGGACGGTTATGGGACGGGTATAGGACGGTTATGTATGAAACAGTGTTCACCCCGCTCTGACACCCACGTTCACCCCGCTCCAACCCTGTCATTCACCCCGCTTGGGAGGAGTCTGACGCGACCGAGCGACGTGAATATCTTTCACCCCGAGGTTGAGGTTGTAGACAGTGGGCCTCTTGTCGGGCCGATAGTGGGACACGACCTGCTGATCGCCCTTGCTGATGGCACCCAGCTTCTCCAGTTCCCGCAGCTTGTTGTGGACTGTCCGCGTGGTGCATCTTGCGTACCTTGCGATGGTTGCCACGTACGGGTAGGAGTCGGTGCCATCCTCGTTGGCGTTGTTAGCCAGAGCGATGAGCACCACGTGGGCCGTAGCGTCGGGGACGGGGGCCTCGGTCAGCGCCCATGCCATTGCCTGAATGCTCACTGCAGGCTCCCGTACTCGTCGCAGCCTGCCGGGGGTATCTGCATACCGTCACCCTCCTCGGCAATCTCCTTCGCCCTCGCCTCTATGGCGCGCAGCTTCGTGTTGGCAACACCACAGAAGTAGGCGAACTTCCTCCCCGGCACGACGGCAGCTGCCCCCGTGACCATCACGGAGTCGGCCATCTCCTCGATAGGGAGTCCCTTGGAGTGGAGAGTCTTGATCGAGGTATACCAGTTGGATGCGCGAGGGGTGTTGACGTGCTCTTTCCAGAGGGCATCAAACTCTTTTGTGTAGGCGAGGGCTTCCGCTGTCCGCTCTACCGCCTCCTGAGCGGCCTGTGCCAGCGCGGCTCTCATGGCCTGTACCGCTGGGTCGTCAGCGTCTTCGGGCATTTGCTTCTCCTGTGCTAGGAGATGGAACGCACACCCGTTATGCTGGAAGGACGGCAACCAACCGGCTTTCCAGATGTGCGTTTCATCTGTTGAATTGAGCGGCCCTGACCTCACCAGTCGGGGCCGCTTCTCTGTCCCATCACCCTAAACCAAAGTGGCGTGTGAGGCGTGTGGGGTAGTATGTGTGTTGCAGTTCCTTTCGACTCTGGTAGGTCAAAGGAAGAAACCCCCGCTGAACTGGGCAGCGGGGGTTTCTTTGTGCCTTACTCGCCTTCGCGCTGGTCAGCCCAGGGGCCGTCAGCCTGACCGGCGAACTGGTCCTCGCCGTAGCTGGCGTAGTCCGGCTCGGACGGCTCGTAGGCCACAGCCGGGGCGGATGCAACCGGCGCTGCCGAAGCGACGGCCTGTGCCGGGAGGAGGCTGGCGAGAAGCTGCTCGCGCAGTTCCGGGTGCTTGGCGATGAGTTCATCGACCTTGGCCTTGGCCTTCTGCTCCTCGGTCATGCGCTTGTTGAACTTCAGGCCGTTCTCGGCGAACAGCGCCGTGGCAACGTCCTCGAACTCTGCCTTGTGGCGGTTGATGATGACCCGCTCGGCTTCGTTGCGGAGGCGGTTGCGCTTCTGAGATTCCGTCTCCTGCTTGGGAGCCTCAGCGGCGGGTGCCTCGGTGGCAGTGGTGACTTCCTCGGCGGGAGTCTCGACTGATGCGTTGGCTGCTGCGCCCTTGGCGGCGCGGGACTTGGTTGCGGTTGCGGCGGGTGCCATGGTGTGTCTCCTATTTACTGGGTTGATTACTGCGGTTTATGCCGTACGTACGGCGGTTTATCTGTAACGCCGTCCCACTCGACAGAGCAGGACGTTCCCTAGAAAGGGGGGTTCTGCGGTGCGGGTGTGGCCCAAGGGTCATCCGCGGCCGGCTGCTGCTGATACGGAGGCTGCTGCTGCTGACCACCGTACGGCTGCTGCTGCTGTCCACCATACTGCGCCGGGGGCTGCTGCTGGTAGGGCTGCTGGTACTGGCCCTGCTGCGGAGGCTGCTGGTATGCCTGCTGCTGGACCGGGGGCTGCTGCTGACCGGGAGGCGGTGCCACCTGAGTCTGTGCTGCAGCCTGCTGCTGTCCGCCTGCCCCGTGGGGGGTGGTGCGGAACTGCAGGGACGGGCCGATGGAGTCGATGGCAAGCTCGATCTTCGAGCGCTTGCCTCCACCGTTGGGATCATCCCACTCGCGGGTCTTGATCTTGCCCGTGACGACCACCAAGTCCTTGTCCTTGATGGAGTCCGCGGTGTGCTGGGCCGGGTCGCGCCAAACGCTTGCGTCGATCCACAGAACGTCCTTGTCTTCCCACGCCTGAGTCTGCTGGTTCTGCTGACGGCTGGACGCCTTCAGTCGGAGGTTGCACACCGCTGTCCCGCTGGGGGAGAAGCGGAGCACCGGGTCGCCGACTACAAGGAACTCTCCTGAAACTACTGGCAGGGCCATTTACTTGCTCTCTTTCTGGGCCGGAACCCACGTGAAGTAGACATCCCCGTACCGCTTACCGTCGCGGTCATCGACATAGGAATCCCTCATGCTGATCTGAATCTTGCCCTCGGGGTGTACGAAGGGGGATGTTTTGTACTGGCGGACGGACATTATCCGGCTGACCGGAACATCCTTGTAGGCGAGGATGACCTTGCCTGGGTTCTGCACGGCGAGTGCTGCCTTGCCGTGCCAGTCATAGTTGTCCCGCCTCCGCTGGGCGGGGGGAAGTTCGTCGAGGACGATTCCTTTCTTCATGATGTGAAGCTCCTTGCAATGGGGGGATGCCGGGTGCCGCGCCGACTGCTTGACGCGGCACCCAACCATACACCGACTAATCAGCGCAGTATACCAATTCTACACACATTCTTAGCAAAGGTATACGTTACGGACAGGCTGATTAGAGGGTGGCACCAAGCTTAGTTTCGGCCAGCGTGACCAGCTTGCCGACGGTGCCGGCGAGGTTGCTGACAGTGGCGTGAAGCTGAGCGATCTGCTCCTCCGTGGTGAGCGGGGCAGCAGGCTCCTCCTCGACGACCGGCTCCGGGATGGGACGGACCAGCGCACCGATGGCTTCGAGTTCGGCACGGACCTGATCGGTGCGGACGCCGAACTCCTCGACCACACGCTCGGTGATCTGGTCGGTCAGGGTGTACTCCCGCTCGGTCAGCGCCTCAACTGCGGTGTCCACGTAGGAGCCGTAGCCGTTGTCCACGTTGATGCCCTGAGCGGAGAGGGCGGTGGTGATGGTGTTACGGATGGAGGTCATGATGTTCCTTTGTTCGGTAGGTTTGTGCCGTACGTACGGCGGTTTCGTTGGGCCGTTTTGCCCGGACCCGGCAGGGACACTCGCCCCTGCCGGACCCGCACTTACGGCTTAGTCCTCGTCGTCGTCCTCGTCGTCATCGTCGCCACCGTCAACGCGGTCGGTGCTCTCGATTTCGTAGTCGGACACGTCGATGTTGCTCAGCCCCAACGCCATTGCCTCGATGGCCGCCTCCACATCGGAGGTGCCCACCTTCTCCTCGGCGTCGTCGGCGTCGGTGGCGTTGTCCACCCTCACCGTGACATCCATCGTCGCGCTGTACTCGATGGTGCTGATGGACAGCGAGGAGTCCAGCCCGTGGTTCTCGGCCACCGCGGAGTCCACCGCACCGGACACGTTCCGGTTCTCGAACGTGAAGGTAGCCGACACGTTCACGTCGTAGGACTTGTACCTGCCCCGCATGCCGACACCGCTGACGATGCGGTCATACTCCCCGCACCACCCGGCAGTCTTGGCGATCTGATTGGAGAGCCGGTTGAACTCGCGGAACCGGGTCAGTTCCTCGTCAGCCAGCGCCTCCAACGCCGTCACGTCGGACGTGTTCTCGGTCGCCTCGGGCTTGCCGTACGCAGCCTTGGCCCAGTGGTTGCCCACCGTGCTCACCGCAGCGTAGTAGTCGGAGGACCAGCGCGGCTCCGATGCCCGGGAGTTCCAGTCGAAGTACCCGTAGGTCACGAAGTGGCTGGAGTCCGTGACATCATCGCCGACGAAGCGGACAAGGTACACGTTGGAGTAGTCGTGCTCGAAGTTGAGGCCGTCCCACACAAGGTACGCCCCGCCCGTGACCATCTCCGGGTCGAGCAGGACCGTGCCATCCTCCTCGGCCAGCGCCTTGCCGAACGTGGGATCTTGGTCCGTGTTGCCTACGGTTGCAACCTCGGGCTCCTCGGCCGCAGCCTCCTCGGTTTCCGCCGTACGTACAGCGGTTTCCTCGGCGGCTGCTTCGGTGAACTCGACCTCCACGTACGGCCACAGGGTCATGCCCAGCAAGCCGTCGTTGGGGACGGGCCACACCGACTCGTCCCGGCCCCGCAGCAGGGTCCAGGGGTACTCCTCCCGGCCCCGGTCAGTGCGGTGCTCGTCGTCGTTGAAGCGGACAAGGAACCGGTCATCGCCGATGCTCCGGTAGTAGTGCCCGTTGACCGGCTCGGGGCAGACGACCGCCCCGTTGTAGCGGTCGAAGCTGGCGCCGGGACGGCCCGGTGTTTCGCGGTCCAGCCAGCCGTTGCCGGACGGTGCGGGGACCAGCCGGCGAATGGTTCCCACCCATTCCTCGCGGCCCGGGTCAATGTCGCTGATCCCGGTGACGTAGATCAGCTTGGCATCCTGCTCGCCCCGGTCATGCAGGCCGGTGGAGGGGGTGTTGACGGCAGTCTCGGGGAAGTCGAGGTGCCGGATGCGTGCCTCGATGGCCTCAGTCGTGGGCTGTTCGGTGATTGTTGCAGTCATGGTAGGTCGGTTCCTTTCAGGCAGCGCGGAGTGAGCGGAGGATGGGGGTCAGGACGTAGTTCGAGGCTTGCGCTTCGTACTGGTTGAGCTTGGTCTGCACCGCATCCCGGATGGTGTGGGAGGCGACGGAGTTGATGCCGGTGCGGCCTTCAGCGGAGATGGAGAGCGGGACGTTGCTGACCCGGACGCTCATGTAAGTGCCGGACGCATCCACCTCGGAACCGAGGGCAGTGGAGAGGTTGTCGATCCGCTCCTGCAGCGCAACGGTGCGCTCACTCCGGGCCGGGGGACGGCCTGCCGGGAGGAGAATGTCCCCGCTGTAGAGCGCCCCGAATGATGGCGTCGGGAGGTGCCCGGACTCGATGAGTTCATCAAGCTGGTGGTAGCCGCGCTGCATGGACTCCTCGGTGATGACCACCTTGGCGTGCCGGTGCTCCCAGCGCTGCTTCGCAAGGGCAAGCTTGGCCTGCACCTCATCCTCGCAGTCGATGGCGTCGGGCATCAGTTCCAGTGCCCACGGCGCGGCCTGGAACCACACATCCACATGCTCGATGGCGCTGAGCACGTCGCCGGTTCGGGGATCGACGGGCCATGCCTTCTGGTCGGCACGCTTGGCGTCCACCAGCAGCCCGCGGTTCCGGCGCTGGCCGACGAACCGGCCCACCATCCACCCGGCCTGCCCCTCGTGCTCCTGCCACCCGATGCAGGGGCCGTTGTAGTCCACGGCGGACTCGCTGTTGGCGACGGGACCGTACACGTGGTCGGCGATCCCCTTCGTCTTGCGCCACATCCGGGAGCCGTGCTTGGTGAGGCCGTCAGTCTCGACGATCTTGCCGATGTGGATGCCACGCTGGATGCGCTCGGTGGTGACGTAGATGCTGTCCCCGTCCCGCATTACGTCGGCGAGGGGGTCGATAAACCATTTCATATCAGCGGCGGTTAGCATTGCGAATCAGTTCCTATCTGCCGTACGTACGGCGGTTTACTTACGGATGATGAATGACACCCTGCGGTTGGTAGCAAGGCATTCGTGCTCGAACAGGGTGGTCCCTGCGAGGAGCATGGAGTGGAGGCTATCCCTAATAGCGGTGACCGAAGCCACCGGCACATCATTTGCGAGGAGCATCTGTGCATATGAGGTCAGCGCATCCACCGCGTCGTCGAATACAACGCTGACGGTGATCCGCTTTAGGGCATAGTCATACTCCGCGACCTCGAACTTGCGGAGGTCGCGGTACTCTGCGGCTGGCATTACGTCGTCAGGACAAACTCGTCGAGGAACAGCAGGAGCGCTGTCTGCTCCCCGACGTTGAGTGTCTTGCGGGTGTCTGCCATATGAAAGGCAACGTCCATGTTCGACGTGCCCACCGCAGCGGCGATGGTTTCAATCAGGATGGGCGTCTCCGAATACAACTGCTCAGCGTCAGAGCGCATCGGCGTCACCCCCGGCCCGTCGTACAGCGTCACGGACCATCTTGTCCACGCTGGACTGGTCGAGCCTGTCCACCCCCAGGTTCACAAGGGAGATGATCGCGGAGCCAAGGTGCTCCACCGCATCGACCACATGGGGGTCGCCGGGGTGTTCGTCGGCCAGCTTCACCAGTTCGGTGTAGAGGGTGGTGATCCGGCGCTCCTGACTGGACTCCGGGGCCAGCATGGCGTTGGCGTGTACTGTCATTGCGGATTGGAACATGGCTTCTCCTTCCTCGGAATCCGCTGTACGTACGGCGGTTGGCTCCTCGGGTAGTGGGTCAATGAAGAACCTCTTGCACGCTGCACAGAATGACAGCGGGGGAGGATCGGTGGTCAGTAGCGTGGGGAATTGCTTCCGTCGCACGCTCTGTGGATTGCTGCGATTCACTCGGAAGTGTCTCGCAATGTCGTTCAGTTGTTCCTCGGCTGAGTCGGTGCCCGGTTCGTTACCGGCATCCACCCAGCGGGACCATGGCTCGTGGTCGGTGAGCTTGAACACAATGTCACCCTCACAGAACAGGTCGCCATGCCATTCGTACACAGTGACCATTACATGCTCGCTCCAATCGGTCGGTAGGTGCCGTACGTACAGCAGTTGTTGAGTTGCTGTACGTACGGCGGTTGGTGTGGTTGGTAGGTCAGTCGCTCACTTGCTTTAGCGGTGCAACTTGATGACTCAAGTCTACCACATTATCAAGTATTTGTCAAGTCGGTGTAATCTTTGTGTAAAGGTTACGTCTACTCGAACGGGTCGGCGAGCGGCGGGTTCTTCACCCTCGACCATGGGTTCTCCTCGGGCACCGCAGGCTCAGCGTCCTTCACCTCAGCCGGACGCTGCCCGGGGTCAGGTGCGGCCCACGGGCGGGGCGTGCTGTGCGTCTGCGCCTCAGTGACAGCGACCATCACAGTCCGGGTGATGATCCGGTGCTGGTTGGAGTAGTCGTAGGGGTTGAGGTTCGCAAGCTTGGCCCGGCGCTTCAACTCCGCAGGCCACTCGCGGTGGATGTTGGCCTGCCCCTGCCGCTTCTCAACAAGGTCTTTGATGGCATACTCGCGGCCCTGCACACTGAGCACGTTCCACTCGATGGACCCGTCAGGCAGGACCATCCCGTACTGCGTCTCCTGTGCAACGTGAGCGCCGGTATCGTCCGGCAGGGTGATGGCGTTCGGGCGGGTCACCGCTTACCCCCCAACAGATCGCGGAGGCCGAAGCCGACCAGCGCACCGAGGCTGAGGTAGTAAGCGGCGACGTGGCGCAGACGCCAAGCCTTGGGTTTGTGCTTGCTCATAGCAATCCTGCTTTCTTGGTAGGTGCCGTACGTACGGCGGTTACTTGGCCTGGAACAGCGCGGCGTCGTGGGCAAAGTCAGGGGTGACCGACACGAGTACGTCAGTCTCCGCAGCGGGGATTGCGAAGGCCACCTTGCCGACCTGCTTCTTGCCCGGGAGAATCTTGCCCTCGAACGTGAGGCCCAGCCCCGAGGCAGAGTCAAAGACCTGCTGCGCGGCAGTGCCATCAGCGCCGAAGTTCGCCGTGATGTACGTGCCGATAGGGTCCAGCACCTCAGAGGTGCCGTTGACCAGCGTCACGGTGAAGACCTGAATCTCCCCGCCCGAGGCTTCCGCACCGGCAGCGTACTGTCCGGCAGTGGAGAGTTCCGGGGCGCTCACCGTGACAGCGATGCCGTCCTTGTAGGTGAACGTCTCCCCGAAGCTGGCAGTCCCGTCGTCGGCGGGTTCCGGGGTGGCCGGCACAGGGGCCGGGGCCGAGGTTGCGGCCGGCGCTGCAGCCGGGGTGACTTCTCCCCCGGTGGAGCAGGCGGTGGCCCCGAGGAGGAGGGCCAGGGATACGGTGGCGATGCTTGCGATGTTCTTCATGGTGCTTTCTCTTTCTGGTAGGTGCCGTACGTACGGCGGTTTAGGTGTCGAGCTTGCGGAACTGTTCGGCCTCGTAGTCGGCGATCACTTTGCGTGCCGCTTCGAGGCGTTCCTGTTCCCGTTCTTCTGCCGTCATGCGACGGACGATTGTGTCGCGGACCCAGCGCAGGCCCTCGTACCACGGCCATATCCAGACCAGCCCCATCACATGCCATGCAGCGGAGCGCCTGCTCTGCTCCTTGGAGTGGATGGAGTGGAACTGCTTGCGGTCAAGGTCATAGAAGCGCCGGAACCACACGGGCGTTCGCCGGACAGCGACAGCCCAGTGGGCGACGACCCACCCCCACAGGATGAAGTCGCCGAGGTCAAAGTTCACTGGTCCCTCCGAAGGTTCTGGAAGTGGGCCTTGAGGTCATGCTCGTCAGCGTCCTTCATGTACTCGTCCACCGCGGCCCTCATCTCAGCCTTTGTGGTGATCGTGACCTTGCCCGTGGCGTGGTCGTACACCCCAATGTCGTCGTGAGGGTGGTGCCCGATGAAGTTCACATGGATCTTCGATGCCCCTTCCTCCCAGCGGAAGGCCAGCCGGTAGCGTGCCCCGCTCCGCTTGAACGTCTTGGTCCGGGTGATGGTGTGGAACGGCGCACTTGCGGCCACTCCCCGGGGCATCAGCCGACCGCCCTAAGCATCGTGAGGACGGCGTACCGCGCCTCGTCGGTGTCGAGAGGGATGCCGAGTACCCGACCGGTCATCTCGACCAGCGCACGGTCGTACTCCGGGTTGTCCCCGTCGCCGTCAGAGAGGAGCGACCCGGCATCAGCGAGCAGCGCCGACACTGAGACGGTGCCCCTCCTGCTGACGGGCAGGGGCAGGACCTTGGCCGGGGCGGGGGCACGGCTGGCACCTTCGGTGTAGCCACCGCAGAATGCCTTGCCGATCTGTAGCGCAATGGCTTCGGACTGCAGTTCGCCGAACGCCCCGATGACCTCCCCGACGGGAGTCTTGATGTCCACCGAGTAGTTGTTGGCATCGGACTGCCAGTAGACGGACAGTTCATAGTCCCCGTGCTGGTAGTCGCGGAGGTGCTTGCTCATGGTGACTCGCTTTCTGCCGTACGTACGGCGGTTAGTTGGATCGGCGGTAGAGGTAGCGCACCAGCATGAGGATGGTCACCATCAGCGCATAGCCGGTGAGCACCATCTTCTGCAGCGCGTTGGGGAACTCGTTCATGTGGCGCGGTGCCTGGGCAGGCTCCTCCTCCTCGACTTCCAGCGGGTGGAAGCCGACGACCTCGTACTTGCCGTCAGGCTGGGTCGAGAGGAAAAACTCGAGTCGCGCCTTGGCATCCTCGACGGAGACGCCATGCTCGGTGCCGATGATGGCGTCCACGATCTTGCCGTCAGGTTCTTTGACGTGGGCGACGAACATCTGGTGGTGGTGGGGGTGAGTCATTTGCGGAGTCCTTTGCGGTAGATGCGGGAGAGGTTGCGGAGTTTGTACTGGCGGCGCAACTCCCACCAAGGGGTGTTGAGCAGCGCGATTTCAATGCGGACGATCATGGCCCACCTGACCTCATCAGAGGCGGTGGCTGCGTCCCGCTTGATGCGGTCAAGCAGAGGGTTTGGCATAGGTCGAGCCCTTTTCTGCCGTACGTACGGCGGTTGATTTGGCAGCCCTAAGACAGGCGCCGAAGCTGATGACGATAGCGACAACAAAGATGGGCCATAGCCGGTTCTCCCCACGCTCGAACAGAACGGCAGCGACGGCGGAGTTCCCGATGAGGCCAAGCAGCGCAAGCCATAGCGGAGGCCCCTTCACTTCGTGTGGTCCG